TGGATTGCGTGCCCGATAATCGGCAGCGCCGCGCCCGCCAACGCAATTAGGCTGGTTTTGATCGGTGCCCAGTTGATGCTTGTGCTCATGTGCTCGCCCCTTGTTTCGCCGCCGCGGTCACCGCCAGCCCTACCGCCACATACGCCGTGTCCGCGATCCGCCGAGACCACCCGCCGCCAAATTCGGCCTCGTCGCGCATTGTGCCATCATAGAGCCCCTGCGCCACTGCCAGGCGGGCGATCAACCGCAGCGGCTCCATCGCGCGCACTGCGGCGAGCGTGGCCGGCCCGAACGCACCATCCTCCACCGCGCCGACCACGCGCTGCATGACGCGGATCGATGCGCCTGGCCCATCAACCACGGCGAAATCCGCCACGAGCACGTCCACGCCCGCCGGAAGATCGTCACCGCGCACCGCGTTCCAAAAATCCATCTGATACACAGCCGTCAGAATGGCACTGTCCGGCGTCAGCGCGCGCAAATCCTGGATCGTCGCGGGGCGCTTGAGGTAGTCGCTCAAGGCCGTCAACGTCACCCCGTAGGCCGTCGCACCGCCGGGGTCACCGAGCGTGTCGTGCAGCGCCTGGCCGTCATTGTCCGGCGCGAGCACGTTGACGAGGAATGCGGGAAAATTCGCGATCGCCATGGTCAGTGCGGGAACTGGTTGTTGATTGATCCGATCCCATCGGCCTCCACCACAGGCTCCGGCGCAGGATGAGGCACTGGCGTAGGCGGCGGATCAAGCGGCGGGCCAGGCGGATTCGGCGCAGGCTCGGGTTGCTCGCACATGGTCACTGTCCTCCATCCGGTCGGTTGCAATGCACCTCGCCGTATCGGCAGGGCGTTCCAGCCATACAACATGAGACGTAGGGTTGCACGTGCACTTTCGCGGCGAGCTTCTGGACGATTGCGCCGAGGCCGACGATGTTGTCCTCCATGGTCCGCATCCGAGCTTCGTCCGCCTGGGTTTTCGCGTCTAACTGCTTCATCATATCCACGATCAGCCCGGCGTTCCGGGTGGCCGCGTCCTTGGCCTCTCGGGCGGCCACAATCGCTTGCGCGTTGTTGTCGGCCTGTTCGCGATGATCCGCGCTCGCGTTCCACAGCAGCGTGCCCACCGGGACGGCGATGCCCAGCCATCCCCCGATGAGCGCCACCATGGCGCGGTCTGTCAGAAACGCCCGCTCGCCATTTTTTTCGACCACGGCGAACCGTCCCCTTTCTGTGCGCCCCGCATCATACACATGTGATACCGCCGCCGTGTTTCGCGGTGTGTCCGCGGCAAAGATTTTCAGGCTCGCACTCATTTCAGACTCCTGTAGCGCGTCACGGCTTTTTCGGAACGGCTTTGACCTTCGCCAGTTCTGCCCGCGCCTCATCCCGCTCGCGCGTCACCTGGGCAAGCTGCGCCTGGGCCTGCTGCACCTGCTGCTTGGCGTCCAGGAGTGCCGCCGTCGCTTTCTCCTGGCCGTCGAGCGCCTGCAAAAGCATCTGGTTGCCAGCGGCGGCCATGGCGCGGTCGGATGGGCCTTGCGGCGCGGTTGGCTGCGCGAGCGCGGGGGTTGCTAGTAGCAGCAGGGCGGCGATAGTCAGGCGTTTCATTTCATTTCTCCAAAAATCGGCTGCTCATTGCAAACCCTCACCATCCACGTAGATGTCGCATGTCGGCGTGCCTGAGCTAGCCGCCGTAGTCAGGGAAAAATAAAACTGAACGGTCGATGGCGTTGACGAATTTACCAAGGCATTTGCCGAGGAAGCCACTGTCAGCGACTCCAAGGATGTATTGCTTGCCAGAGACGTGTAGGTTTGCGATGCGCCAACGATAGCAGTCCCTCCCTTGGATGGCGCGGTGTAAATTCCCCCTACCGACCCGGCAGGGGTTGACGTGCAGTTTGTCACATAGACCGCAGTAACTTGGTATAGCGCGGGCATCAAGAAAAAAAACATCTGTGTAAGCTGGTCAGTGGTGACGCTCATCTTGGCGCCTTTGAGCAACGCAAGATGGCCTACCTGCGCATAGGCTTGTGAGACCGGAACAGAGCAGTTTGGCCAAGCCAATGGGTTTGCTTTTGTTGTCCCGGCAGGATTTGTTGACTGCCAAGAATAACATCCCGGAGCGGCGTAAGCCGAACTACAAAGAAAAGACGCGAGAAGAATAAGAAACCTCATCATTATAGTAACCCCAAAAGTTGTTTCAGGAAAGTATCTCCAGCCGATTGGAGTAGAGTGATTGCAGGATACCAAGGGTGGGTATTGTCTTTCGTCAAATATCCACCCGTCCACCCAGGATAGCTACACACGAGAACGTCACCAGTGACAATACCGCTGCCTACGACAGTAGAACTCGGAACCGTTAGCGACGTAGCGGTTGCTGAGGTTACGGAAGCGTTTGAAGAGATCGCCGAAGGCGTGGTGGTGTCAGTGAGCACGTCACCGGAGTAACAACCGACTATCCCAGAAGTCTGGCTGACAGGAATAGATGTAGCACCTGCTGCGGTCGCACCATTCGCAGTCTGATACAAGCCAAGATAGTCCCAAAAATTGCCGCCAAGGGCGGCGCGGCTGATTATCGGAACCGGATCGAGGACTGGCACAAGAGGACACGACTGACCGCCGGTCGATGGCTGACAAGTTTGGCTAATTGCGGCGAGTCTTGCTCTCATGGTTGAGATTGAGTTTTGATACGTAGCGTTGCCATCCGCAGTTGTAGTCATCGGGAAAGCACCAAGAAAACCCAACCTGGCGCCTACATTTTGGGCATAGCTCTCATATTTAGCCAACAAGGTTTGCAGCTGAGAAAGCTGTAAACCGCCGATATCGTTTCGGGATATAGGCTGACCGACTATTGCAGATGGCTGAATGAGACTGACATAGTTACGAAAATTTTCCATATAAATTGGTGATGCCTGTCCTCCATACGCAAAACTGCTATATTCGCAAGGAAGTTGAGGTGTTGATAGCCTATAGCAAGCCCTCATGACAACATTACTATAAACATCATCTGGTGGCGCTGCGGATATACTGTCTCCAGTAGACAGAACATTAAACCCTCTTGCATCAGTGAGATACTGCAATGTGACCAGCGGCCATACGGGGGCACTGGTGTATCCAGTGCCCCCAGGATTGTCCGCGTAATCAGAGCCTCCGTTGTTCCACGGGCGCATCACAAAAACATATCGGCCCGACTGCAATGTCGGCGCTATGTTTAAGTCATAACTGGGGGTGTTTGCGACATTACTCAGAAACGTGCTAAATCCTTTACCGTATTCCGTCGCGCTCGCCGAAAGCGTCACGTAGATAAACGCTAAAGGAAGCGACCCACCGTCAGTGCGAGCTACTGATGTGCAGGGAACAAAGTCCGATGCGGCGGCCGTAAATACATTTACTCCTGTCGCGCTACTTGATGGGTTTGCAGCGATTTGAAACGCTCGTGTTGAACCAGACGTGTTTATAGTATCGGAGTCTGCGCCCGCATTATCCCAATACATTTTGCAATCGGTAGCAATGTTGGCGAACTGCAAGGCTGCTGCGCTATTCGTCACAGTGGCATTACTACTTAAGGTCACTGTCGTCGAGTTGGTTACTGTGGCCGTTACGTTAACCGGCATACCCAGTCCGATGGCATACATTGTCGTAGTCGTGGGAAACCCTGCTGTTGATGGACACGTTACTGTCGTGCTGCCAGAGGTCGTGCTGCAAGTCGCATACACAGAGTTCGCGGTGGGTATTGTCGTATTGTTGCCCAGTTGTGCAGTTCCTGGTCCGTTGAGAAGAAAGCCACTATAGCTGTCGGAAAAGTAAACCGACACTGAATTAACAGAATAGTTTCCGCTATTACCGTTGAACAACACAACGCGAGATGCGTATGCAGGTGCTTGGATTGGGACCACTTCAAGAAATGTGAAAAGGCTCCCAGTTCCGTAGGTATCGTATCCAGGGCTCATCCCGCCAATGCCGACCGTCATACGAGTGCGTTTGGGAGCGAGACCAGCCGCCGATACCGCATCTATGCTCGCAGAAGTTCCCGTCGCCGCAGCAATTACTCCAAACGCCCCGCTCTGCGCACCCTGGCCATTGGGACCGAGCGGGTTATTTTGCGCCATTGCCGCAAAGGAGAACAAGCACAAAGATATTGCAAGAAACTTCATCTGACCCTCACAAACATTCAATATTGAACTGATCACCAGTCGCCGACGTGTTTGTAATCGTCACCCCCGCGCTGTTCCAAGTCCATGAGAACCCGAGCGCGCCGTTGGGGCTGGTGACGTTGCAAACCGGTGCCACACTGTATGTGCCGGCGAATGTCTCCGTGCACCCGGTCGAGGCTGTCCCTGCGGTGATCGAGGATGCAGCATCGGCATTGTTCGCGCCGAGCCCCACCGTTCCGGTGCCGGTGCACGTGAATGTCGGCGCAGTGGTTTGCTTGAAGTCGATGTGAGCGCCACCAGTTGGAGCGCCGATGGACAGGATTTCATCGGGCGCATTATAATTTATCCCAGCGTGCGCCGAAACTGGTGTACTTTGAACCGCACTCGCGCCCGTTGCCCAGAACACGCCTTGAATATCAATTTGATTTGTGCCGGTTGATGAAGGAACGCACGCTTGGCGGCCTATCTCAATGTTTTGCACGCCCGTTGTTATGCACCCGTCATTTGAATTTGTGGTTTGAGTGCGAAGTATTATGTTGTTTTGACCGGTCGTTATCCCATACTCTCTGTCACCGATTAAGATGTTTCCACCGCCTCCGGTATCAGTGTTATCTGCTCCATAACCGAGAATAATTTCATGTAAGCTGCTAGAGGTCATGTTCTGGCAACCACTTGGTGCCAAACACACGATGTAAGAAGGGCTTCCAGAAACGTAAAGACCTGCGGTAGTTCCTTCGAAAATGTCCAGGGTTGGCGCAATCAAATTTGGCTGGCTTAACACACTATCTCCAATGGCTACTAAGTTAGAACCTTGAAAAGCTGGTCCAATACCAACGGTTCCTGTGCATGACCCGCTGCAAGATATTGATGGAGTCAAACCCCAACCAAGCGCAGTATTTGTTCCAGCACCGCTTAGCGTCCCCGGTCCTGTGCTGGTAACATAATGATCTGTCGTTCCTGCACCTGGAACATGAATCTTTACCACTCCTGGAAAAGCATTATACCCAGCCGACTCCAAAAGCTGCGTGTTGTTCTCAGCAGACAGCGGATTTAGATCGTAAGAACCATTGATGTAATTGACAATATAGTTCGGGATGACTGCTGTGCTGGCTGCAACGCTTGTTGTTGTATTGCTCGTGTCTATTACCTGAAAACTGCCGCTGTTGCTTGTAGTGAGATAATAAGGCACTGGAGGAACAGCGATTGCCTGAGCCTGTGTTGGTGCAAGGTTGATTGCGTTTGCAACCACTGTCAGCGTGCCATTTGTATTGGTATAAACCGGCTTGATCGCGTAGAAAGTTTGCGATCCGGTAATCGCTACTGGTCCATAAGCAGGACATGTTCCAGTGCATGATAGCGTAAGCGTGTCACCGGCCGTCAAGCTGCCATAGAATGTGCTATCAACTTGGATAGCCCCGAGCGGATCATAAGCAGTCACATAAGCATTGATATGAGGCGAAGTGGATGCAATCGCCGCTGCAATTGTCGCTGGCGTGTCACCAGCCTGCACTACACGAGAGTGTGAAAAACCGTTGCCGGAAAGCACCTGAGGATTGGTGGTTGAATAAGTAACCGTGTAAGTGTCGCCCTGGTGAAAGGTTCCTGTAAAGCTCAAATACCCTGCTGATCCCGCAAGAACTCCAGAACCTACAGCAATAACATCACTGACATTTGCCCCATCTTCAACAGTCTGTGCACCAAAACACTCAACCATCTGAGTGCCCATCGCATTGCGCTCGCAGTCTTGTCCGAACAGCGAATTGTAGGAGCCGTCATCAAATCCCATGACATGCTCGCCAAACAGCGAGTTGGCGTTACCTTGGTTCTGGAACTCCCCGGTATAAGCACCGACCGCGACAGTCTCGGCGTAGGCATTGACCAAAAAGCGCAGACTATCAGGACCCGCCCCATAGAGCCCGTTACCGCTGTTCGGGCTACCGATCAAAGTAACGCCAGCCCGTGGGCCGACATAGTTGCCTTCTTTGTATAGCGCAGTTGGGCCAAGATGGATAAAAGGTGAGCCGTTGAACAGAATGCTGGTGTTCTGGTTCGTCAGGTTCAAACCGTATTTGGAAAACTCCACAAGTTGTGTTCCGCCAGCCGCCACGTCCATGAGACCGGTGCCGGCAGAGTAGAAGCCAGTGGTCGGATCGCCCGAGACGTGCGGCGCGGCGGCTGTTGGAGACACGCCCACATTCGCCGCAGTGCCGGCGCAGACGAGAAGGCCGGTGCTGATCGTGCATGTGCTTCCGTCCGGTTTGACGGCACCCTGCACGCTGGTTGTGGCGGCGGGCAGTTCCGAGGCAGGCAGAAGGCCGCCTGTTAGCAGCGCGGGGCTTAGCCCGCCGACCAAAAGTGAGCCGCCGATGGACAACGATCCCGTGATCGGACCGCCCGACGATGGTAAAGCGGCGTTAGCGGTGGCACTCGCTGCGGCAAGCAGCCCACCATCGGCAACGCTTCCCGTAATGGTCCCGAAGATCGTGCCGATAACGCCGGCACCATTGACCCCGATGCTGGTGCCGTTGGGTTGCACTTTGCCCGGCACGCTAGTGGTCGCAAGAGGAACGGTAGCCCCGCCGCCAATCGCGCTGATCGTTCCGTTGACGCAATTCGTTGTCGTGCCATCGCAAACCACAGTTCCCCGCACAGTATTCGTGGCGGGCGGAACCGGTGGCGGATCAGCGAACAGGCGCGAGGGGATGCAGATTAGCGCGGTTGTCGCCATGTATTGAATGCGGTTCATGTTGGCGTTGCCTAATTAACGTTTCCTGCTACCTGCGAACCATAAGGTCCGGCGATGATGAATGGTCCTGTAAACCACGGCATGTTCGAGGACGCCTGCCAGTCGCCGCCCTGGCGGTTTACGCCTGCGCCCGGATCGATCAAAATAATAGTGGACTTTGCAGGCGCTATTGCATTCGGGTTGAGGATAAGCTGAATAGTCGCTGAACTCTGGTTTTGAACGTATAGCTGACCGGCGTGCGTTACGATCCCGCTCGCTAAAGTGGCGAGTGCGGCGGGAGGGTTCGCGCTGGCATCAGTGCCGATTCCGGCATATTCAGGGTTGAATACCTGAGCTACGTTATCGAATGTCGAAGGTGTCGCGAGGGTTCCGTTGCTGTATTGAATTTGACACGGCAGGACGGCCATTTTGGGTGTTCCTTCAAAAAGCGCCGAATGAGCCGGCAAGCGTCATGCAAAGATTTGCATCGGTCGGATATTCCAGATCGGCAATAGGCGCCATGACCACAGTTCCGTTGCGCAAAAGCCAGAAACCACCATCGGGGTATCCGTCGCTCGCCGGCTCCGCAGCCAAGAGCCCGCTCGGCCCTGGTGGCCCTTGAGCAATAATCGTTGGGGTTGTCGTGTTTCCATATAGAGAAAGCACGGGCATTTGAACGACGCGCGTCAGGGTGCTGCCATCGTCGAGTTTGGCCGAATAGGTAATCATGTAAGCCAAGCCGTCGTCACCCCCGCTCGCCTGAAACGTCGTGACGTTCTGGGCTGTAACGATATTTGCAATAGTCACATCGGAAGAGTTGACGGTGACTGTAGGAGTTCCGACTATGCTGCGCCCGACCACTGCAAGGTAGCGCGCGGCGTTGATCTGGAACGTTTGAGTGTCGTCAGGATGTTTCGCGTAGAAAGCAAGCATAAGCGTGACTGGGGTATTACCAATCGGTATCGTGATTCCATACGGATTTGCGTAACCCGACATTCTTACCACTCCACCTGGACGATGCCGCCTGCGCCGGCGCCGCCATTCGCTATCGCCGCAGAATTGAGTGCGTCGAGCACACCGCCGCCGCCTGAGCCGGGCGCTTGACCGGCATAGCCGCCGCTGCCTGATAATGTGCCCGCCTCGCCGCCGCCGCCCCAAAAACTTGCCCCGCCATTGCCCGCGAATACGAACGCGCCAGTCATACCAGAACCGCCGTCGCCGCCCTTGATGAGCAGAACCCCGGTGCCGCCGTTACCGCTGCCGCCGACACCACCAGGGCTGCTCGTGGATGTGTTATAGTAGCCGGCGCCGCCGCCCGTGGCCGAATAGCTGCCAAAAGACGTCGTGCCACCCACCGTGCCGGCGGATGTCCCCGAAGTCCCTGATCCACTGCCTCCGGGTAGGCCAGCGGCACCCACGGTGCCGGTAATGACCTGCCCCGGCGTCACAGAGCTATAGACGATGACCGTCGCGCCCGCGCCGCCGCCGCCGCCGGAGACGTAATTGCCGCCGCTGGAATCGCAAAACGCGCCACCGCCGCCGCCGCCGGTGACTGTTTCTTTAATCGAATACACACCTGCCGGAACGGTGAACGATATGCTTCCGGCAGTGGGAAAAGTCTGGTTTCCGTGTGAAATGTTTATGTTATTGCCTGCTGATGTCGCTGTCATCGCTCCATTGACAGTGACTGCCCCGCCGAAAGCGACTCCGGCGCCGGTACCGTCGATATTCAGCGCGCCAGTTGCAAGGTTGACGTAGAATGGACGCAGGGAATTGTAGGAGCCGTAGGGCGTTCCGCTGGCCGTTACCAGCAGTTGCAGAGACGTTCCGTTGTGCTGCCAGAAAGCGCCATAACTGCCGTTGACGATCCGGACTTGCGCCCCGCCCGAGTCCGTCCCTTGCGCTATCACGCCGCCGCCGAAGCTGACCGTCTGGTTGAAGCCATTTGAGCCGGTCCACGAGTTGTTTGTCGCGAGACTCGGAATCACGCCGTAATCCGTGCCGCCGATGGCTGCGCGCAGAACGCCGGTGCTCGAATCGGCGCCAAGGTTGATTTTCGTGGTCGTCTGGCTCGGGCCGCCGCCTTGTGTCACAAAACCGTTTAGCGCGGACCAAAGCTGGGTGTAGTTGCTCATGCTGAGCGTTTGGCCGCTGGATTGGATGGCGTGGTCTATCTCGCCGCCGACCTTGTTCACCCAATAGCTCGGCACCTGAGTGCCCGGAATGCTTGTGCCGTTGCCAGTGGTGAACCAGTAGTCGTTGCCTGTCGGTAGCGAGACCGCATCCGGCGTCGAGACCGCATCTGTGCCAAAAATCATGGCGGCGGGGCCGGCGGCGACTATTGGAACCAGGATTGTGGTGCATAGCAACAGGCGTTTCATCATAGTGCGCGCCTTACGTGTAGTTGAAGATCAGAATTGTGTCGGCAGGCTTTATGCGGTTCATCTCGCAAACAAGCACGTTGTTGGTCGGTATACTTTCGAGTAAGTCACCGGCTCTGCTAAGTCCAGCACGAAATACGGTCGGAGGCGCTATGGCGGCCGTGTTGATCGTCCATGTGCGTGATGCGGCCGAGCCCTCGGTAATGGTGATTGTAAAACCCAAGGCTTCGGCAAACGCGATAAAATAGGGGACGCTTTGGCCTCCTGAGTTGGCGAGCCGAGCAACCACCTGCGCCTGCCTGGCCGCAATCGTTGGCGCCTCTCCGGCGCATGGATCGGGTAGACCGAGGGAGGATTCCCAATCCGGCAGCAAAAATACAGAGGTCGCAGGGAAGATGTCAATCAATAGTGCGAGTGAGGTGTTCCAAACACGCTCTATCGTTTGCATCAAAGCAAGATACCCTTGCACTGACACGGCAAAACCGTCCCGGCGCCATGCGCGACCTGTCGGGATCATTTTTAAGAATTGCCCGAGGAAGTCTTGAGCGGACCACGCTGGAATATATGCCATTATGTGAATGTCACCGTGCCGATCGTAGGTATTGCGCCCGTCGATGACGTTACCGGCGAAGACGGAGATGTCACGTTGAAATACAGCACGCCAGCCGCGCTTTCAATTGCGCCATTCCAGTCTGACGGATAGATTTCACCGCCCGTTCCTCCATCGGGACGCGTGGTGCCTCCGGGGGATGCGACCTGAAGGAACATTGTCGCGAGCGCGGCCGTTACGGCATTACGCACGGCAGTGGTAGCGGGCACTAGGCCAGAGATGGTGAAATTCACTGTGTTGGCTGTCGGAGCCAGCGCATAAACCAATGCACACACGGGGCGTAGAGGGTAGATGTAGTTTGCCACGGCCAGTTGATCGCCGGTCGCAGATGCGGCGCGGCTTTCGGCTGCCGCCACGCCGTTCGATCCTTGCGGAAACCCACCGTAAGCCGCCTCGGCGATGTCCGCCATGAAATAGACCTGCACCGTGCCTGCGCCAGCGCCATTCGGTATGCACCAAGCGCGGGTGACGATTGACACACCAAGCGCCCAGTTGACGTAATCGCTCTGCGAGCCGCCCTGAGGGGGCGATGCAAATGCGTCGAGGTATCGCGTTTTGAACGCCGCAAACGTCTCCTGGTCAGCCCCGGCCTCGCCCGCAGCGGTGAATGATCCAGTCCCGATTATGCCAACGACAGGCGTGGCGACGGAAGCCGCTTGGCCCGCCGTGATCGTTCCCGCCGATCCAGCAATGTTGCATGACACTGGGGCGGAAACCACGCCGCCAGATACCGTTGCTACCGCCGTAGTGGTGTATCCTGTGCCGTCACTACCGCGGTTGATCACAGTGCCGAGCGGCAAGGTTACGCCATTCGTGCTGGTGCCTCCAGATGTCCATGTGCCTGTGGCGGCGGTGGCATCTTTTTGGGTAATCTTCTTCAGCGCGGCCCATCCCGCCGCGTATTCGTCAGTTGCGGTCCACGGCGTAGATTGCTGCGCGATGTATTGCAATGTTCCGTACAAACCGTATGCAAAACCGGCCTGCACAAGCGCGAGCACGCGCATCAAAGACTTTTGGAACAGTCCAACGACCCGGTTGCCGCTGGCATCCGTGATCTGCGCGGCCTGAACGTCCTGAACCGCCTGTTGTTGTAGCGTGGTCAAGGTCGGGGTTGGATACGGCATTCATTGCCCCGCTGCCGATAGAATGTCCCACGCCCAAGCGAACGTGCTTGGGTTTCCCTTTGACGGCTCGGTGATAGTAACGCTCAGACTGATTGTGTTTGGCGTCAGGAATGACGCTGTCGCGGAGATAGTTGCAGCAACCCCGTCATCTATCAGCCATTGCAGCGCTTCGGTTGCGTAGTTCTGCGCCGCTTGCAGAATGGCAGGTCTGTTGCTTATTGAAGCTCGGTCGAGTTGCCAAAGGCGGGAGCCCCAATTTGTTTGTGAATACGTGTCTCCCCAGAAGCCGTGCAGATCGTTCGTTCCGTCAGCAGAGACATAACCGGGGGCGGCGCGTGCGTCGGTGAATAGCGATATTAGGACCGCGGTTTCCAGGTCGTTGCCCTCGGTAATCTGGCCGCTTGTGATCGTCCAATCACACGTTGCTGTGGTCGGATCAAACGTGAGCGATATGTCTGTCACGTGCCTGCTACCGGGCCAGATGTTTGCGTGGCCGAACCGCTACCGGGGATGTATGTGTGCGTGTGATGTTGCATTTCCACAGCATCGCCTCCACCAAAACCGCCCGTGATGTCGCCGGTTGCCGTAATGCTGCCCGTCACTGCGATTCCTGTTGATGTCACTTTCAGAACGAGCGACCCATTGATTTGCACATCAATCTCAGAGACGGCATTAACTACAATCTTTGATCCGGCTTGCAAGTATAAAAACTGCCCGCTGGCGTCGTGAATCTGGCTTTCGCCGGATATCATGCCTTTCGGACGCAATCTCTGATCGTTGCTGCCAATGGTAATGCCTTTGCTGCGGTCCCCTTCCGCGTAGATAGTGACGTGATCGCAGCCAGGCATGGGGGATGACGCAAAGCCGTAAATCTGCACGCTCGGAATAGAGTCGTGCACCTCGCCAGTGCCAGTGTGTTGCAACTGAAGCAATTGGCATGGGCCATTTTCGTTGGCTGGTGCGCTGCTGCGGGTCAACCCTACGTTGTTAAGCGCTTTGCGGGAGAGCCTGTCGGTGTCCATCAGTTATAGCTACGCGGGGCGGGAGCTGCGCCGCCGCCTTGTGCGGAAACATCCTGGCCGACCTGCCAGTCAAACGGAATAAGGACTTCAGGCTGCGGTATGAAAGCTGTTTTCGGCATAAGAACAAGCTCAGCCGTTGTGCCCTCCTCGCCGCGATTGAACGTCACTTCCGAAATCAGCCATTTGGCGTTCGCCAGCTTGCAAGATGGCAGGTTGATTTGCACCATGGCGTTCGGGGTCCAAAGTGTTCCTGCGCTGTCCCGCCATGTGTCACAAGTCACGTGCAACGCCTGCGATCGGCCGACGCGCCGGGCCATTTCCCATTGTGCGCGCTGCGCGGCAAGTTGCGGAGCGGCTTGGCTTTGCTCGGACACGATCAGTAGGGGTCGGTATCGTGCGTTGCCGTCCGCGCGTTTTGGAAATCTGCTATACGTCGCCATGGCGTTCGGGATGTATGGAATGGCCGCCGAATTCAACGCTGGTGCCCCGTTTGTCAGAAATGAGGTCGAAAGGTAGACCGGATCAATTTCGGTATAGAGACCGTCTGCAGAATACGACACGCTTGCGGCTTGGATATTGACGCCCTGGCTAAATCCGCTCGCCATATCGGTATCGCCTACGGTTTCGATAACAAGATTGCCATTAGTGCCGTCGAAGACGATAAAATTTGCCCAGCGCGCTACGCGCTCAATGATCTCGTATGGAGTTTCTGTCAGGGTCACGTTGAATTGTGGGATAATGGCGCTGTCTCCGTCTGGCGCTGTGACGCCTACGCCGAAGGGCTTGCATAGCGTGTTAGCGAGTCCGACGATGGTTGTGTTGCTGATCTGGTATGTTTGGAATTTAGCCGAGCAATCTATTAGATCTTGCACCATGCTGCGGCCAGATATAGTGACTGAGTGATTTTCAGACGATATTGATGCGGAGTATCGATCTACATAACCAGTCAAAATCAAGTCCCTGCCGAGTTTTACCGTAATCGGGTCGCCTGGTGTTATGCTGATTTTGCTGGCTTGGTTGGGGTATAGTTCGGTCAGTGTAAGCTCAAAATCCGAAGGGCACCGCTCAATTCCGCGCGTGACACGGACATTCTGCCAGCCGGATAGTGCTTGGCCGTCGGATATGATAGATACGGTATCGCTCACTGTCACGCGCTAAGCACCGTCAACTGCGTTGGTAGAAACAGCGGCGATACCGGATCAGCTTTGGTCACGAGTTCGTCGCAGCGGGATGCGTCGCCGTAAAGTTGATAGGCGAGCGCGAGCGCCGGCATTGGCGCCGGAGTTGTGATCGTCATGAGACTAGGGACTGCGGCGGAGCGCGTCGTAAGGTCATTGACGACGGCGGTTCTCATCGCCCGAAACGCTTGGTAGGTAGTCACGTCGAACAGATCGGCGGCTGTCTGTATTTCTGCGTCCAAGAGCATCGTGACCGAGGATAGAACGGACGCGCCATCCTGATAGGACGATGGCGCATAATCCGCCGTCGCAAGGGCCAAGGATATCAGGCTGCATCGGCGGCACACCAGGGTAGCGTAGAGGCCCGGGAAGCCGGTTCCGGCAGGGGCTAGGTATCCAGCCAATCCGGAGAGCAACCGGACGGCAGATGACGGGTCCGCACTGATACTGCGCACCGCTTCGGTCAGGACTTGGATCGCCGGGACGAAGGCAGGGAGGGTGCTGGCGGCGGCGGCGGACACTGCGGCGGCGGCGGCCACTTCTACCGTTGTGCGGGCCGTAATGGCTGCGGATAGGGCTTGAGCAACCGTAGTGTTGGCGCTGAGCGGCACGCCGAGCGCGCCATTGGCGTAACGCCCATAGGTATAACCGGATGGCGGCACAAGGCCGGTGGCGGCGGACATGATGAGGCCGGGATCGGACGCTGCTGCAATAGCAGCGTTCGCAAAACCCTGGACGGCAGATACGGTGGCCTGTGCAAAGCCAGGTTGCGTTGCAATCGTCGTCATTGCTGGAAAATGGGTCCGTATGTCGCGGCCGCTGCGGCGGTCGGTGGGTTGGATAGAGTAATTGGAGCTCCAGCCGGGACCGCGCTTGTAACGTCTCCCGCGTAATCAATTGATGGGGCTGATTGAGCCGCTGACGCCGCCGATCTTGTTTGGTCCTGCGTCGATATCGCGGTGCTGGGGTAAATAGGACTTCCGCCCTCAATAAACGTGAAGTTTACCGATACCGTTCTGCCGCGCGCGAAATTATGGCCGGTGGAAAAGTCTAGCAAGCTGACGGTTTTTGAACCGAACACTGGATGAATCAATTCACCTGGTCCGGGGGTTTCCGTTGCCGCGCGCAAGTCGTCTTCCTGCGCGTAGCAGTCGTCTCCCACAAGAAAGCCGCTGATCTGATATCGCCTTTCGGCGCGGTTCATGTCTTCCGCCCAAGGCAAGTCACGGAACGGATATTTATGCACCGCATTGCTGCGACCTGTGGGGTTATCGTCCGTCAAAACGTTGAACGGCACGCCGCGCCACGATGCCGGTTGTAACTGGTCAAGCCATGATGGTGTTTGCGTGTCGTCTTGGGTGCCGCTCATGCCATCGCCATTGCGCTGTCGATTTTTGCGGGGCCAGCGATGGCTGGTCCGGTGCTGCTGGCTGTTGTTTTTGCCGATGTGCCGGGGGCCGAGCGCACGTTGATCGCCACCTCAACTTTGCCTTTGTGCGCTGGTTCGGCGGCGGTGTTCGGCATCGCCACAGATGGGGCTGGTGCCGGCGCTTCTGCGTAAATTCGGTTCGCCAAGTCTCCGCGGATTTGTTGATTCAAGTCCCTGTCGCGGGGGCGTTCGTCGTATTTGCTGACAATTGCACCGGCCTCGTAAGCCGATGACGCGCCGCGGAGTTTCTTTCCAGCGCCTTGCTCGTTTCCTTTTGTCAGCTCGTAATTGTAGAATGAGAGTTGCTCTTTAAGGGCGTCGTCCTTGCTTTTTACCGACTGCATCGTATGCCCGAACAGTTTGGCGTATTCCGCTTGCCGGTCCTCGTGCCATTGACCGAGACCGAATGCGTGACCGCTATCGCCCTTGGCAAACGGGTTGAAACCGCTTTCGGTCTGGATGTTTGACGCCAACCCGGCAGCCTGCGCTTTCGTCCATCCGCCGCCCGCCCCAGACTGAAAATAGCCGAGCGCGTTCGTGGTGGCGCCGCCTGGCCCAAGCGTGGGGAGCGCCGGAGCGCCACGATACTGACTTAGGTCAGAAGGGCCGCGACCTGTCTTGTTTGTGCCGGGAAAAAAGGCACCTGTGCCGCCGCTGCGGGCGTTTCTGTGCGTCTCGTCGTAATGGGCCTGAAGATCGGGCGGTAGAGTGCGAGCAGCGCCGCGCGCATCAAATCGGGCCTGGGGAGCGGATGCCGACTGGGTGCTGTCGAGCGCCGCCTTGTTATCCGCAGATCGCTGCTGGTATTCGTCGTAGGCTTCTTTCGTGCGAATATAAGCCAGATACGTTGCGCCGGCTGCGGCAAGTGCGGCATTAAGCAGAGGGAAGGCGGACAGTAAGCCAGCAACCGCGCGACCAACGGTAAACAGATTGGCGGCGACGGGCAGCGCCCAAGACGCAATTTTGATGGCGACGATGGCTTCCAAAGCCGTCTTCCAACCACCAAAGTCCTGTGCAAGATTGTTAGCGCCTTTGATCAGGTCGGTGACTTGGGTAACAACCTGGTGAAAGTCTATGGACTTTACAAAATCGGCAAATTCACCAACATATTGACCGATCTGCGTTGCGATAAATTCTCGGTTTTTTCCAATCCAGTCCGCCATTTGATCTAGTAGCGGGCCGACTATTGGGGCGAGTTTTTCTGCAATGCTGTTTGTAAGCCCAGTAACGGCCAGCGATACGCTTGAGAACGACTCTCTGAGTTTGTTTGAAGCGTCAATAGCGCCCTGGCTGAATACACCATAAGAACGCGCTTTGTCGGTGTATTCTTTGATCCCCGCGGAGCCCTTACGCAGGAATGGAAGCAAGTCTTCTGCCGCTCCACCGAAAAGGGCTGTTGCAACGCGGGCTTGGGTGAACGGGTCTTTAATGCCCGCTATCTTGTCGGCCACCTCTGGAAGCACGTCGGTAACTTTGCGTGCGTGGCGCGTGCCGTCGTCGAATGCGATGCCGAGTTGGTTGAATAGAGCGGTTGCCTCGGGGGCGCGTCCGCCAATTGCGTCATACATAGTCTGGCCAAGGTTTTGCAAACCGCTAGTCATTGACCCGGCGGACGCGCCCGCCAGAACTGCGGCGCCCTGGAGTGTTTGCAAATCGCCCGCCGCGACGCCTATGCGCTGCGCCGTAAAACCGAGTTGCGAACCGAACACAGCCCACGTCTGCGAAAGACGCACCATACCGGCCACGGATGCTATGCCGGTGATGGCCGCAAGTGGCTCAATAATCCGCGCCACACCCTGAGCCGCGTTCATGGCAGTTTTGCCGATAGACGCGAAGCCTTTTCCGACGTTATCCAGGCCGGAGAGTTTGGTGAATGTTGATATCTGGCCGCCGAGCTTCTTGAACGGCGCCTGCATGATCATGAGGTTTTTATTGACGTTGCCAATGATCTTGCTGGCATTGTCAGTGGCGGTGATCGCAATGGAAAAGCCGTTTGCCACTTATTTTGCTTTCGGATGAGTGGCATTTGTCATTTTTACCCACCAGAGAACCTGAGTAGTGGTGAGTTCGAACGCCGATCCCGGTCCGCACGCCGGCCAATGATAGAGGCGTGTCAATTCCGCTATGATCAGCCCGATGTTTTCCGGTCTTCGCCCAAAAAACCGATGATGAACGTCGCCGCCACATTCAAAACGCTGATGGGCAGTTTGGAGACGACTGCGGCCGGCAATCCGGATGCTGAAATCACGATGGTTTGCTGGAAAAGCCGCATGCGCTGGTTTGACATATTCCCGAGAGCACTTTCCGCCTTCTCCATCTGAGATTGCGTCGGCTCCGACACGGTAAATCCAGGATACGAAACGCCAGATACTGTCATTGGTTCGGAAAATGTCACACTGAGCATTGTGGCGGGGTCAGCGTCGTCGGTTTGCATGCTGTCGAGGTTGCTTTCCACCAAGTCTTGCAAATATCTTGCAGCCTTGGCGAATTGTCCGATTTGCATGGCAAGCAAAGCGCTTTCCGGAACGCCGGAGACCTTTGACATAAGCATGCGCTGATAGTTGCGCTTGCTTTTTGTGTTGTCGCGCTTGTCCAGATGCTGTTCGGCAAGCCAGACTTCGCCTGATGTCGGTTCGCGCAAAACGAGGCGGTCGAGTGTTCCGGCGCCGTCTTTTAATGGCGGCGCGAAATCAATGACGAACGGCTCCGGCGCCGTGTAGGTAAATTCCTGCGTTGTCACAGAGGAACCTCGGTTACAGTCGTTCCCTCAAATTTTATGGTAAATGTCGCTTCCTGGGTTGCGACTTCCGAGCATTCTGTGCACCACATGCCGTCGCCCTGGACCGTCTTTCCATTGGCCATTCGCAACACGACTGTGCTGTTGGTTTTTGCCTTGAACTGCGAAACCGTCATGTTGCCAGCATCACGAATGCGGCCTCCTATTGTTCCGGCTTTGGGCATTTCGCTGAAACCCTGAACACCGCTTTGACCTAGCATCGTTTCTCGCGTCAGCGGTGTTGCATCGTAAGTGCCATCTGCCGCCAAGTCGAACACCTCGCCGTCGATTGCCAAACTTGCGATACCGGCGCGCGCCGCTCCGCTTCCGACCTGCGATCCAGTATACACCGATAAAAGACTTCCGCTCATGCGTGTATCCCCTTATGCGCGAACGGCTATGGTGTTGAGAATTGCACGTCGAGTGCAACAACGAAAAGCTGATCTGCCAGATAGAACGGCAGAAGCAATGCCACGGTGCCGTTGCCCTGGTTCTGCGATTGGCTGTTCTGGATGAACAGCGTTGGGTTTTGCATCAGGCCCTGCGTGCACAAAGTCTGGTAAATTGCTTGGGCTGCCGCGAGAATAATCTTGCTTGTGACCTGCGACGTTCCGCCGGCGATGTTTGTTCCGTCCACAACAAGAGACTTGCGCGCAAACTGCGACGATAGGCTGGATATCATTGCACGCACACCTGCCATCAGCGTGTATGTCTTGGGGATGTCTCGCCAGGAATTGTCGGGCTGGCCGGATGCGTTCAGGGTGTAGAGCGATATGGCACGCTGAATGCGCACTGTGCCGCCGCTGTCCACGGTATACGTCGAGATTCCGTCCGCGAGAAGCGTTTGTTGTTCGCTGATCGTATCCTGATCCGGTATTGCTGGCGGGAGAACCGTCATCGCCAACGTTTGCAAGGGTAGTTCAGGAGCATTTCTGATTGCTGCGGCTCCTGCGGCGCAGTAGTCCGCCGCCCATTCGAAGCCTGGGTTGGGCGGATTTTGCACGCCGAGCATTCCGAGAAACTGATCGTCGCGCGACAGCCCGAATGTAGTGCGTGCGGAGAGCGTTCCTGGGTAACACCCCCAACCTACGCCATATATTTGCTGGAACAAGGACCAGCGGCCCGATTGCTGGCTGAGCAGCCCATCAAGCGCGGTAATGGACGCGGTGTCCGTATAAGGAAACACCATAAAGTCGAAATTCATTGTGCCAAGATTAGCGAGCGCGGCGGTCAGAGTCGGATTTGTCACGCCTGCCGTTGTTGCTGCCGCGACGGTGACGCCAGCCGGGGTCGCCTCGCCGCCTGCGGTGCCGAGATAGTTCAAGCGGAAATTCAATGCCCCGGCGTCAGCACCCTTGTTGACGGCCGTTAGAGTGACGACATTCGTCGCCACGGTGGCGATGACTGGCATCGTATTGATGGCGTTGACAGCGGCCGCGAAATTGGTGGCGATGGTGGCAGCCGTATCGCCGTTGTTAACGCCGACCTGAGCGCGCTGGCCGCCGATATAAGCCGAGATCGTGCCGGCAATTGCGGTAGTGACGGTGATCGTCACGACGATCGTGGTAGCAGTCGCGCCAGCCGCATCTGCAATGGGTAGCAGATACACCGTGCCGTAAGGATCGCTCATGCGATACCGCCGCGCCATGAGCGCAAGCATACTGCCGGCGTCTCCGGAGGCGGATTGCACCGCGGATACAGACGACATGATCACCGGCACATTGGGGGTGTAGACGCTCGCCGCCGTCACTTGCCCGATAATCAGCGTTTGCTGATTGACCTGCCCGGTATTCGCCTTGCTCGGGTCAAATGCGGCATAGAATCCGGGGACCAGATTGCCGGATGGATAGCCGGGGACAACGATCTGCCCAACGCCCGTGCTGCCGCTCATGGCTGGTTATCCTCGTGCTCGGCGGGTGAGGACGCGGGTTCCTTGACCATACCGTCCAGGCTGCCACGGGGGGCTTTCTCGGGCGGCACAACGACCACATCACCGAACTGCACGCGGCGGTGCCAGTAGTGATCGTGGTCAGGCACCTCTGCGCCTTCATCGGGCAAGAGCGTTCCGACGCGGCCGGAAAACGGAGGCCGGCGCACTTTCATGCCCTCGGCAGGCTTTACCCACATGGCAGTCTCCTAAGCGGCGTCTCACGACGCGGCGGACAGGTAGGCTTTAGACTTTTGCGCTCGCCGTGAGCGTTGCCTGGTTGCTGGTGACATTGGCGGTGATTGCCAAGGGCTGGGTTGCGGGTTGCCAGCAGTCTGCTGCTGATAACGTCACGTCTAATCCGTAGTCGATTTCCCAAAACAGACGCGCCAAGTCCCACCCGCGCAATGACGCGCCGCCAAAGAACAAGCCGCGGCTTTCCTGGTCCTGATACACGCTGTCGGCCCCCGATGGATTGCCTGGCGCACCAGGATTGTCCGACGAGCTGTCCGGGCGCCAATTCAGGATTGCGGCGTTGATGGACTTTTGCACTTGATCCACCGTGGCTATTACAGTCTGCCCGCGCCTGTCCCCGCTTGATGTTGGCACGGAATTGTCCAGAACGACAATGACGCCGATGCGCTCTGTATTGGTTTGCCAGTATCCGGTCTGACTTTTGACCTCGCCCGCTTCGGTTTCCAAGGGTATGACATAAATGGAAGGCAACGCCATCCATGTCTGGTCCTGAACTGCCCGCTCGTATTGAGCCGCCCCTGCGATGTTTCCAGCATAGGCCGATGTCGCGGGGTGCGTGCGAAGTTGAGCAATGACGAGGTCGATATTCACGGCTTCAGGCGCCTGAATTTGATGTCTTGCAAAACCGCCTCTTGAATGCGCGACGCGATGGAGTTTTGCCGGGATTCGAGAGCCGCCGTCAGGAACGGTCTGGGTTGCAGCACGCGCACCATTCCGATGCCACCCTTGCCTCGCACACGCACGCCGCCTCGGCTTTTGCGCCCCCCGCCTTTCGCGCCTTTCTCCAAAAATAGCGCGTAAAACATGCCATCGCGGATCGCTATACCCTCTCCGGATTTGAAGGGGCGAACTTTGATGGAGCGCGCCAGCGTTCCGGTGACACTGACCGGCGTTTGGTTTGGCGAACTGGCTTGATATGCGCCAGGAATGTAGCCGCCGCGGTATTTTGCTGCCGACCCACCCGGCCCACGATACATGACCCCGCCGCCCGCAGCGCTCTTGATCTTGCTTCTTGCGATGCTAGCGACTTCCGCGCCAGCACGGCGCAAAATAGCTTTCAGTCGTTTTTTTTCGAACACTATTACATATTGCGGAACGTGAATCGAAAGACTGACTGATCCTGACATTAGATCGCCTGTTCAAGTTGACATAAAAGTCGGATAAACCGCTTGCGCCCGCCTATTTCCCCCGCTTTGCGCACTCGGAACGTCTCAGTTCTAGTGCTGCCGTCCGGGAGTTTTGTACTGCGGTAGATCACTTTGGTGTTGTCTGGATAATCCTGCAACCGCATCGTGATGGCATGTGTCACCGGCGCATCTGTTTGGACCGCACCCCAAAATGTTTGATCAGACACGCTTTGAATATCGGCGTGGACGTATTGCGGCTGCACCGCTTGCTCTTGGATACCCATCGAAAGCGGGTCTGGCGTCTGTTGGCGCTGCGCAAACGTCACTTGCCATCGGAGCCGTCCGATGGGAATACCGCCGCCCGCAGCGTCAACCAAATGTCACCAAGCGATCAGAGAGTAACGCAATTACACCAGGCGGCCAATCCGGACCAACATCGCCACGGTGCTCATAGAGCCAAGCGACAAGCCACAAAACTGCCAGCTTGATCCGTGCCGGGACGAAATCCGCTGTATCACCATAGCCAGCCGCGTATTGCACCGTGAGGTGGTCTTGGTTGCCGACGCCAAATCCCCATGAACGGATGCGACCTGGCTGCATGGTCAAATCCGTCTGGTAGCTTTGATTGAGCACGAGAGGCATATCGGCCTGCCCCCAGGTGCCAACAGACACGGAGTTCACGGCTTGGGCCGGCGCGCGTGGCAAATCAAGCCAGTGCGTAATCACGTCTGCCCAGTTAAACCACAGCGGCAAAACGAAAATCGGCCCGGCGGCGACGTAGGGCCATAGACCCGGCGGTGCGGGCCGTTGAGCGAATACGACTTGAAGTGTTTGCGTGATCAGCGCGCGGTTGAGGTATTGCTCAACCAGTTCGCGCGCCGTGGTGATGTATGTCGTCAGCATCGGGTCTTCTGTCGGCGAATCAATCCGGCAGTGCTGCGCGGCCTGTGCTACCGTTACCGGTTCAATGGCTGGGGGCGTGATGACACTGAGCGAGGAATACACGTGTGACTACTCCCCGTCATGAATGACGGGGCTTCGGGCCTTGCGGCTTTTGTTTCCTGCTTCCATGTCTTGCTTAGCGCAGAGGACTCCACAGGCTGACTCCGAACGAGTGTCCTTCGGGGTAGGCAATTGCAATCCGCGATAGAGGATTGTCTCCGACGCATTCAGGTCTGCGTGCTTGGTGTGACCACATGCCGTGCAGCGGAACACGTCGCGGCTGATCCGGGATGCCACGTCGATCTGGTGGCACACGGAGCATTCCTGACTGGTGCCCATAGGAGGCACCCGCCGCAACTCTGAGCCATACCAAATCGTCTTGTATCCCAGCATCACCGCCGATGCGCCCCATCCAACCGATAGGATCGCGCGGTTCAGACCGGACTTCTGCGCCACATTGACACCGGGTTCTTCGGTGGTCCCAGCCGCCGATGCAGTCATGTTTTTGACGCGCAAATCCTCGATCACGATCAGGCTGTGGTTTTTCGCCAGATGTGTGGTGGCCTTGTGCAGCGCGTCCCGCCTCCGCCTTGCCTCCTTTGCCTTGTACCTGCCAAGCGCACGAACAGCCGCGCGCCGGTTATTCGATCCCCGCTTGCGACGGGAAATGGCCTTGTGCAACCGCCGCTCGCGGAGCCTTTGGCGCTCTGTCGGAAGCGGCACATGCGGCGTCGTGCCGTCCGAAACCATGATCGGCACCGCTACACCGCGATCCACGCCAACGGCTTCACCGAACGGTTGTGCCGGTTCGGCAACCTCGACTTCGCACAGGAAGGATGCGTGCCAGATGCCAGCTTCGTGGCTCAACGTGACCGACCTGATCTTGCCTTGAAGGGGACGATGCAGCCGTAACCGAAGCGCGCCGTAGTCGCCCTTTTTCTTCCCCATCTTGGGAAGATGGAGCATCACGAATTTCGGGTCGTCGGTCGTCGCGACGTAGAACTGCTTCGGGTCGGGGAACCGGAAACCGTCGTCCTGACCTTTCAGGCGCGGTTGCGGATAGCCTGAGATACCTTTGAAGAAGCGGTCGAAGGCGGTTTGCAGATCTACCAAACCTTCTTGCAGACAATGATGCGGGATGTCCCGAAGGAAGTCGGCGTGAGCCTTCAGTTCCTTCAATTCGGCCCGCTGGCCTTCATACCGGATTGACCGTCCGGGCCTGCCGAACATCTCCCGTTGTTTGAGTGCGAGGTTGAAAACCAGCCGCACGCACCCGGAGATGCGCGGGAGGAATGCCTCCTGCTCCGGGGTTGGGTAGGCGCGGTATTTCATGCCTTTGCGAACGACCATGCCTAAAGGGAGGGGGTTGCGCTTAAAGTTGCTCAAGCCTTGGGCGTTTCGCTTTTTGGCGCGGCGGGCGCGGCGGCCGTGCTTGGTGCGCCACTCGGGCCGGGCGCGGTTCCCGATTCGGCATCCATCTGCGGCAGTTCCATCGCGCCATCGGCGCGGGTGATGACGCGGCTGTCGTTGCGTGTCACCGGATCGTGGTCAACCTGTAGACCGGCGGCGTGCGGATCAACGGCGGACTGCTGCGGCCCGAACACGTGCTCGACCGCCTCGCCCTTGGATGTTGGCTGCGCCAAGCTGCCGCTGATCGGGCGCAGGCCAGGCGATACACTGCGACCTTCAATGCGCGCCGTCTGCGGGCGGAACGCAGGATGATCAACGATGTCGGCGGCGGTTGTGTAGAGCGGAACCGGCTTTTCGGGACTGTGTTCGGTTTCGGGCATGATGGCTCCTACTTCTTGACCATTTTATCGGTCACTGGCGCGCCGGTTTTTGGCGGCGCAGCGCCTTCGATGCCGCGGCGCTGGAGGCGCTCGGTGTCGCTCGCTTTGGGTGATTGCGGTGCGGGCGGGGCGGCCGCCGGGGTATCGCTCACGCTGCTGCGGCCTTGGTTTTGGCGCCGTCCGCAGCGGGTGCGGGGGGCTCGGCCATATTGAGGATGATGCACATGCCCTTGCGCTGCATCTCCTCGGCTTGGGGCCGCAGGAAACCGGCGCACTGCCCTTTCTGGTAGGCAGTCATCCCCACCTGCGTCCATCGCCGAAACTGCACGGTGACTTCCTGCGGATGGCGATACGGGCGTGCGACGGGGGTTTGTGGAATCGGCACGCCGGGGAAGGCGGGTTGTTCTGGCATAACGATTTCCTGTTTTTGTTACTATTCCGATTACGGGCGGCCAGGCAGGAGACCGCCAGGCACGTTTGCCCCGATGTTGCCGGGGTTGTTAGAGCCCGTCGGGCTTGCAACGCCCCATGTGCTTGGCGCGGCGGACATATCGTTCGACGGAGCTTGCACGTAGAATGCGCCACCTGGCCCATAATTCGTAAAGCCGCTTGGCGCCCACGCCGGCAGGACCAGAACGCAAACCGATGCCTGATGCCGGAGTGCCAGGTCGTGCTCCTCGATGATGCGAAACGCAATCTGGTCGCGCGTAAATGCCGACACCATGTTGCCGCCGCTATCCTTGTAACTGGCGACGTCGCTGGCATCGACATACATATTCATCGTCTCGGCCAAGATCACATCGGCCATATCGACCAGGAACATATACGCGCCCGCGTTCTGAGTGGCGCCGCTGGTTCCAGAAACATACACCGTCAGATTCGTCGGAAGCTGTTGGGTGTATTTATACGGGATTCCGTCGAGTGTTTTGTTGTTCTTCATTTCGTCGCGATAGACGAAATTTCCGACTTGGTCGCGAAGCCCCATCAGGAAGTTTTCGGTGGTCGGCGTCATGAACCAATGCGGACGGATCAGGCGCGAAAAGTTGTTCACGAGTTGCAACCGGGCGCCGAGCAGCGTGCCGACAACCGCAGTCAATATCGTGGCGTTGTCAAACGCAGTGAACGGGGTGACGATGAACTTTGCCGACGCCGCACACTGGTTCAGCAATCCGACAGTTTGCCCAGCCGATCCGTCGCCCAGGAGGAACGCTAGGTCTTCGCGGCGTTTCAGACTTTGCACCATATCGTCGCGAACAATGGCTTCGATATTGCCTGGCGCTCGGCGAATCAGGTCGTTGCTGACTGGCACGAGTGCGGTCAATTTCTTGGCGTTCAGCTGAATATCGTCGAACGTCTCTTGGCTGGCCACGATATCGTCAAGCTCGCCCTGGTATGCTGCCGTGGCGCCGCCAGCCAGGCGCGGAATGGTCAGGTTGCCCATCGGCATTTCGTAGGTTGTCGGCTCGGAACTGCGGATAACCGTCTCGGCGCGCAACAGTTCGATGATCTCGCTTGAAAAGGCCTGCGGAATCAGCGCGCCGCCGGTCGAGACGCCCGTGCTGTTGAGTGCCTTGGCAACGTCATCGTCCTTGAATGCGTTGCTGACGAACTCTGCGGCTTTCTGAAAACCGTTGGTTCGTGCAAGCATGATGCCGACAGCGAATCGCGAGGCCTGGAGGCCTTTGCCCTGCCTCGGCGCTGGTTTCGGGCTGGCGAATTTACGCGGCGTTCCGTCGCCGTTAAATCCCATGGTGACCGGATCGCTTTCGCCGCCGCCTTCGCCATCCGAGCCGCCGCCGTCCATTTCCATGGCGCGTTCGCAGCGCGTGATCCGCTCTTCGTGATCTTTGATGGACCGCTCGAGCTCGTCGAAGCGCGTTGCATCTTCGGGCTTCTGCTCATCCTCGGCCTTCATGGCTAGGGCCTTGTATTGCGCCACGAGAGCGGCCTTGGAGCGCTGTAGTTCGTGCTTCTTTTCGCGAATCGTCGCCATCTGTTTCGGGCTCCGTCTGGGGGATACGACGCCATCACGGCGTTGCGACGCTGTTGCCCAAGCAGCGGATTACGTCAGGCGCGCGCCGGGGCTCGGTGCGCGTTAGGTCAAAGGATACGGGCGAGTAGCTTGTGCCTTGCAAACATGGCGGCCACGGCGTTGGCTTTTTCGCTGATGTCTGCAACCGCCAACGACGCTTCGTCGGGTTTAATTTCAGGCGACGTTCTTGGCGCTGAAGCGCGTTCTTCCGGATCAATCAGTGCTTCGCTGTTTGCCGGTATTGTCACGATGCTGAATTCCAGCAGTTTTTGCCGCTTGAAATCAACAGGCGGGCACCACGAGTCGTCATCGTCTCTGTCGTTGGCAATCTCGTAGTCCAGTGGCGTGAAGCCCACCGATGTTGCAGACAGGAAACCAGTCATGCACATCTGATATACTGCATCGGCGAACGCGCCGCGCTCAGGCATGTCCGCAGGCAGGAATTCCACCGTTGCTTTCAACGCGCCGCCTTCGACGCCAATGGAAACGCACCGGCCAATAGGTAGGCTCATGCTGTCGTGCATCCAGAGAACCACGCCGTTCGTCTGATAAACGGACAAGTCCCAGCCGTTCTGATCTACGGTGTCGTTGTCAAGATCGACGGCGCTCGTGCTGATCGTGAATTTTGCCGTCCTATCACCCGCAGGCGCGGCCTTATTGATGAGTGCTTTTCGAAGAACGGGAGATTCCAGCGCTTTCGCTGCTGCCGCCGGAAGCACATTTCCTGACGCTTTTTGCCGACAAGCCGACTTGAATGCTTTATTGCTGACCAGCATCACTCATCCTCTTTTGGCTTCGCGGCTGGCGCGTCCTGTTTTTCATTTTCGCGCAATAGTTGCTCTGTGAGCGCGTCTTGCTGTTCGGCGGTCGCCATATTTAGCGGCCTTAGATACACGTCAAGCGTTTCGTCGGCGGCCTCTCTGCCATCGTCAAGTCGTGCTTGATTTGGAGTCAACCAACCGTCAAGAATCCCAAAATGATAGTAGGCCGCGCGCGTCTTTCGGTCGCCGCGCAGTAATGCGCTGAAGTCGTGACGGATTCTATACTCGCCAAATTCATCATCGAACAATAGGCGCTTTTCTAGTAATTCCCCAATCTGGTTGCATATCGGATCAAGCGCATCGTTGATGTATTGCTGCTCTCCCTGCTCCACATTTTGGAGGTGCGCGTTGTCCAGGTCCATGACCTTGTGTGGCGGAACGCCGAACATGCGGCAAATTTCGACCACGCTGAATTGTCTTGATGCTACGAATTGCGCGTCTTCGTTGGTCATAGTAACTTTCTCAAACTTCATCCCTTCTTCGAGAACAGCAGTTCTGTGCGCATTTTGCACGCCTGCATATCTCTTATCAAACGATGTTGTAAGATATTCTTTAGCTTCTGGGCTTAAGCGCCCTGGGTGTTCAATAAAGCCGTTCATCTGCGCGCCCTGTCGGAACAATACCGCACCGTGCTGTTGCGCTGCGAGCGAAAGGCCGAACACGTCTTGCGCCAGGGATATCGGGGAAACGCCCATATAACCGTCGTAGGAAAAGCCTTTGACGTGACACACATTGTCAAGACTGAGCGTGACTGTTTCAGGGCCTAGCAATCCGTTTGTGACTTTGTAATAAAGCTCGCCGCTGCGGCCGAGCATGACATAAACGCGATCAGGGTTCACCGGCACGATACCGATGGGTTCGCCAGAGCGCCCGCGCATCGTGGCGAGGTAGCCGTTACCCCGCAGCGCAAGGGATGACACGTAATAGGCCCAGCATTGCGCCGGAGTTTGCAACCTGTTGGGGTTTGCAAATACTTTGTTCAGCGGGTGATTGCTGTCTTCTTTCCAGCCGCCCCGGCGCTGCTTGCGGGCGATCTTGACAGGCAGTTTGCCCACGTCCTCTGCAAGACGGCGAACGCAGGCGTAGACGGTAGCGGCCTGCATGGCCGTGATCGGCGTAACCGGCGTTCCTGTACTGCCCGGGAAAATACCTAGGCCATAAGCCAATCCAGGCCCGCTATAGGCAAACGAACCGCCGCTGTCCTTCCGCGCGGGAGGAGCGCTGTCAAACCGTGGTTCTCGGGCTGTGGCAACCAGGCGGGACGGCGGCATCAGATAAACGTGATCCCCCTAGTTTCATATAGCGATGGCCCAGCCGGACGCTCTTTCAGAGACACGGCAACGGCATTTAGAAGTGCGGCGTAATCGTCGATTTTGTCAGCGCTGCGCTTTTTTGACGGCGCCAGATTTCCGTTATCGTCGGGCCGGCTGACAACATTTGATGCACACCACGTCAACGCTTCGTCACCACCATGATCCAGCAGTCCGCCAAGATAGCAGCGGTCTACCTCTTTCATCGCACCGGACAGAGAAACGACGCCTTGCCTCACCTCAATCAACGGCGCACCGCGCTCTGCTAGGCGGTTGTTCAAGTCCTGGCTGTTCCAGCGATCAAACCCAATGGCCTGCACATTGAACACATCAAGTGCCCAGCAGATCGTTTGTTCAATTCGGGCATAATCGGTAACATTGCCTTCGGTGACGATCAGTAGCGGATATCCGCACAAGGTCTGTTGCGACCAGCGTTTGTATGGCCGGTTGCTTTTTTTGGTCGCACTCTCCACCGCTGCGGCGGGAAGATACCGCGTGCCCCAAGTTTTCAACCTCCCTTCGTGCCACCAGATCAACCTGAAGCTGGTCAGGTCGGATGTGGAACCGAGGTCGTATCCTCCCCAGCAAGGCACGCCACGCAAGGCGATTAGATCAACTGGGCCATTACAGGCGCGCCATTTCGCCACATTAATGTGGCCATTCTTCGCGCTGGTCCAAACATTTAGCCGCTTGGTCAGAAACTCCCCGGCCTTTCCGGGTTGTGCCTGCGCCTCTATAGAGGCGTGTTCCATATTAGCAAGTTGAACGGATACCCCTAGATTCGGGTTTGCTTTGATCCAAACGTTTGGGTCATAAGGATCATCGCCTTTGAGGCATTCCGCCTCGTTTTGTGTGTCCAGTGTGTAGATGATCCCGAAATAGAATTCCGCGTGAACCACGCCTTCTAGAATTTTTGTGACAAACGTCCTTTGTTCGAAGCAGACTCCCTCTACGTCGAATCCGGCGGTGGTAATAACCCACAAGAGGGGATTGCGCCTGGCACCGAACGCGCTGTCGATCACATCGTATAGTGCGCGGTCGGTGTGAGCGTGTAGTTCGTCCAGAATTCCGACGTGCGGGTTGTGTCCGTCTTGTGTCGAGCCTTTTGCATTGATCGGCTGGATATAGCCGCCACTTTGTTCTGTTATGCTGCGCGCCCAAACTTTAATTCCGAACGCTTCTGCCAATTCAGGGGCTTTTTCCACCATCTTTTTGCAAGGATGGAATACCTTCTGCGCCTGTGCTCCCGTCGTTGCGCCGATGAATATGTATGGCGCAGGTTCGTTTTCGCAGGTAAAGCAGTAAAGCGCGACGATCGCGGCGAGCGTACTTTTGGCGTTTTTACGCGCAACCTCGAAATAAACCTTGCTGAACCTACGCCCGCCGTCCACTCTACGGCGCCATCCGAATATTACCGCTAGACTGAATACTTGCCACGGTTCCAAGCGAATTGTTGGGGTTTCCCATTTGCCTTCGACGTGGTGCAGTTTCTCAGCAAAGTCACATACGTTTCCTGCTTGCCACGCATCAAAGCGGTATTCTCCGCCGGTATCGTATATAACAAGGTCTTTGACATGGCGCTCGCACGCCAGTTTCACCCATCGACAGGCAGTGATCCGACCGTTGATGATATCATTGGCGTATTGCGCCGATATCTCCAGATAGGGGCGTGCGAATGCGCTACTCTGGTCCGCGGTTTTTGAGGAACGGGTTTTGCTTGATCGTATCAGAGGCTGATCCTTTCTGCATAACCCGAGATTTACGTCCGTACAATCCAAAAGCATCGGACATGAGGCGTAGGACATTCAGGTGAGCTGCGGGCGGAACTTCCCCTGAGCGCCAGCACGCAACAGTGGCACCTTGAAGATTGCAGTATTGCGCGAACATCGTGGAGTCGAGTTCCGTCACCATGCGGATTGATGACACTCTGCCGATATCTTCATCCCAAACCTCGCGCCCGGCCTCGGTCAGCCATTCCGGCGGAATCGGAAGATCGCTCGGGGAAACAACCAAGCTATTCGGCAAGGTCTCTGTGAGGTCTCCGTGACGACACGCCTGAAACGTGCCATCGGCAATATGCTGGCTGGGGAGTTTCGCCGGCGGCCGGCCGCGGCGCGCCGGCATTAGAACAGGTTCACAACGGTGTGGCTGGCGGCAAAATACAGCCACTCATGAGTCGCGTTTGCGCCGCAAGACGCTGGGGCGGTTCCGGTCCACGTATAGCCGCTCGGTGGCGTCAGCGTGAGCGCGGTCACAGTGATGGCGCAGGTCAGGCGAAAAATCTGTCCATCAGCAAGTGGGGTCGGAAGAACAACAGTGCCAGTCGCCAACGTGGCCGCGCCGTTGATTTGAAGCGTTTGCGTGCCGGTCGGGGCGCTGTAGCTGAATCCGGCGGTTTGCGCAGCGGTCTGCACGTAAAACGGGTCGCTCGGGATTACAGCGCCCTGGAGCACGCCGCGCGACACCGAGACGTTGGTTCCCGTCGTTACCAGTGATCCGGACGACATCGTGCCCAGCGTGGCGCCGGTAGCGTAAGTCGCCGAGATTGCGTCGCCGAGCAAACCGGTCGAATTCGATAGCGTGAAAGACACGGAGCCAGTTTCGCCGACATCGCCGGGGTAAGGCGGCGTGAATGTGGCTGGAATGACCATGAGCAACCGGCCGCCTGTCGGTGCGTCAAAGATGGCGCGTCCGGTGAACGTCAGCCCAGCGGAAGGGCTCGCGAACTGGAACCGAAGTGCGCTCGCCAGATATCCGTTATTGGCCGGCGTGTTGAAATACACCGGCTGCCGGCCGTAATTGGTGTAGCTCGGCTCGGTGCAAGAAGTCGTGGTGACGGCGGTGCACTCGGCAATGTATCCGTCGATGAAGTGCGCTTCTGCCGCACGCGTCAAACCAAACAACGCAAGGGATGCAAGCAAGTAACGCTTCATGGTGTAGCTCCTGGTTACTGACCGCGCGCGGTCTTCTTCGAGTGGCACGGCTTGCAAAGCGATTGGAGATTATCCCAATCGTAGAGTTTTGCTTGATTGCCGCGGTGCGGGATGATGTGATCAACTTCATTTGCGGGATCGTGACACGCGGCGCATTGCGGATGCTGAATCAGGAACGCCGCGCGAAGTTTTTGCCAGCGGCGCCCGTAACCACGGGATGCGGCGCTTCCCCTGTCGCGCTCGCGATCAGTAGGCGATGTCGCGAACGGCTGGCGCAGAATAGGTGGGCGCGTGGGCACCGGATCAGCGCAGCGCCACGCCAATTACAAGGCCAGCGAAAAACGATGAAACGCAAAGCACGACCGCAAGCCAGGTTGACACCTGCGCGCCTTCTGGTTCGTGCGGGGGCAAGCTCATGCTAATTCACCACCACATCCGCAGCCCGTATCCGCACCTTTGCCGCGCGCCCGCCGAAGACCAGAAATTCCACCGTCACCACCCCGCGCTCGCACTCGGCAGAGATGCCACTATAGCCTTTCATCGGGCCGGCGATGCACCGCACCAGGGAGCCGCGGGGGATTGGCGGCACTTCGATGTCTGGCAGGCTCAATCGGCTCCCGGCGTCGGCAATGAGCCGCTCCACAAATCCCCTAGGCCGCACAGCAATTGGCCGAAAATCGGCCGTCGAGAATATCTCGCGCACGCCTGGCACATACCGCGCGTCGGCGGAGACGCGACCGAGTGGAACCTGAAAAAACAGATACTGCGGGAACATGGGCGCTTGCACCTTGGCCCAGCATCCTTTGACGCGCCTCTGAATGACCTGCATCGGCAGGTAATGCGGCAAATTGCGCTCCGAGAATTCATGGACAACCGCGCGCTCGTGACCGTAGCGCGTGTGCGCGACGAACCAATCGGCCGTTTCCATGCGGCCGCCATCGGGGTTGTCCCGATGATCTTCGTTCGATGTAGTCTGCATTTCGGTCTGCACTACGGCTGCGGCGTGCGTCAAGTGCTTTTTACCCATTTGCGGCGTGAGATTGTGGCGGAAAGCTACGTTAGCCGCAAACCGTTCATCCGCATAGGGGTTTTTTTGGTGGGATGCCGGTCCACAACACAAAAAACCCTCAAAGTCAACCCCCCCACGGGTTGTGTTACTGAATTTCTTTCGGGGAGAATTCTCGCTCGAACAGCATCTCTGTTGTCCAACCAGTCAAACTCCCGTCGTCCTGCACTCGTAGATGACTTTGCCGCAAAACCCCGTATTTGACCGGATCAATGCCCCTCGAGACCAACTCAACATCCGAGACAGACACCGCGTTCGGTGCCCTTGCGTCATCAGCCCCAGCGCCGCGCTCCGGCTGCCCAGCGGTGCCCCGTAGCACGTCGCCCGCTCCGGTAGAGCGGGCGACGCCTGTCCCCGGATCAGCGGGCTCCGCAGGGCGTTTGATAGGCCGTTGTGCCATGATCTGCCTTACACCGTCGTGCGCGCCTTCGTGGTAGCCGGATTGCCAGCCCTTGGCGTGCCAGAGCCAGCCGCTCACCGCGGCCACCAGCACATTGTTCAGACCGTAAACGATCAGCAGCGTAATCATACCATTGTGCTCCTGTTGAGTGCGCGGGGGCTAGCGATGCGCGCGGGTTGCTCTTTTCGGCCGGCGTGCGGGTGCGAGCCGGGGTTGGGGCGTGGATCGGAAAAAACCACCTTGCGGCGGATGTGGCGGATGCGGCACGAGAATCGGTATGTAGCTGATATGTGTGCGCGCACACATGTCCGCGTAAGAGATATTTCCGGGAATGAGGAAAATCGTGCCGCATCCGCCACATGTGCCGCCACGCGATTGTATGTTTTCACCGGTCATAATCGCCCAGCTCGGTGATGTCGCGGATGTCCGGTCGCCGCAGTTGGATGCCGAAAAAACCGCGTTTTCCCCTATTTCCTGGCACGTCTTTTGTTGACTTACATCCTGGCTGACGAAGTATAATTTGAGTAAGCCACTTTGTAGTTCTGGTCTGTTCCCCGTTTGATAGCGCAAAAGCTGACCAGTTCTTAAATAAGTCGGCAGTAGTCTCGCAAAATGTTTTCTCTCCTAAATCGCAGTTTTGTTCAATCCATTGAGAGATGATATCCTGGTCAGAAAAGTATTCTGCTGTCGCATCAAGCAATACTTTAGGTCTTTGAAGCCCATTCTTTCTCCATGACAGGCATCCCTCGATCATCCAGCGCAGGATGGCAGGCCATTCTGCGACCAGTTTTTGCTCTAGTTCATGGTCTGGCGGGTGGGGTTTGAAGTCGAATGGCACCATGTTGAATCGCCGACGCTCGGCATCGCCGACGTTTCTTAAAATCGGCTTGTGGTTGCCGATCATCGTCAGCTTAAATTGCGGAAAATACTCAAAAAAGTCCTGGCGCATGAACCTGGCCGTAATTTTGTCGCCGCCCGTCAATTGCTTGATTCTGGATTCTGCCCACGCGCGCCCTTCTTCAGTTTCGCTCGCCGTGACCATTCGCGCGCCGCGGAGCATGGCGAGGTCGGTGGGGTGTTTGTCGCCCGTCGAAGCCGTGAATGTCTCCATCGCCGCGTTGCGGCAGTAGTCGCCCATGATTTTTGAGACGGTATTGAGCAGTACACCCTTGCCATTGCCGCCGAGACCGTGGGCAAAAACAAGCGCCTGCTCCCGCGTGTCGCCGGTCAGGCAATAGCCGAACCACTGGCGCAGGAATTCGATCAGGCCGCTATCGTGGTCCGTCACCTGACTAAGAAACGCCAGCCACAACGGGCACTCGGGCACTGGTGCGGGTGAGACGGCTGTTAGGCGTGTGATATAGTCGTGGGGGTCGGGGGCGCGGATCAAGCCGGTGCGCAGGTCAACCGTGCCGTCTGGCGTGCCCAGCAGGTAGATATCCGCATCCCATATGACCGAGGTCACGGCCAGCGACGGGTCCGATATCGCGAATCGCTCCACTGCGCCGGCCGTAGCGGCCTTGGACGTGGAAATTTTTGGCGTGCCCTCTTTCGCCGCCTTCTGCCCCATTTCCCGGCAGATTTTGCGCGCCCAGGAAAATGCGATGCGGGTTTCGTCCTGCCGCCATGCCCGACCGGTCCAGACATACCATGACCCGCGCGTGTGATCGTAGCGCAGTGTTTCCTGGTGCGATGCCGCGAACGCCAGCGCAATGCCGTCCTCGGTAAATGGGAATCCATCAATGGTCAGCGGGGGCGCATCCGGGTCGGGTGTTGGTTTGGTTTTCCGTGCGCCAATCGCCGGGGTCGCATCGGCGAGTTTGGTCAACTGCTCCGCCGAGCCGCCGGACGCTACCCAATCGTGCGGATCACCCTTTTCCGGTAGGCAAGGAAGCTCCACGATCCGCACGCGCCGCGCGAGGGCTTTGATAGCCTTCGCCACCTTATTGGCATGCTCGCGGCCAGGTCCGTCGTTATCCGGTAGGATCACCACGTCTGCGCCGGTCAGATATCCGCTGTGGTGGGGACGCCATTTCCCCGCGCCGCCGGGCGAGCATGTCGCCGTTACGCCGAGCGTTCGCAGAGCTTCGACGCCCTTTTCGCCCTCTGCAATGTAGATTGTCGCGTTTGCGCGAATTGCCTCAATAACTTCTGGTAATCGGTAAACCGGGATTTGTAATCCTGCCGTTTTCCAAATCCATTGTCCGGGTTTTTCTAAATTAGGCCTGCGCTGGACGAACTTTTTAGGCTCGAATCTGCAAACCTGACAAACGAGATCACCTGATGGATATAAGTAATCGTATGTGGTAACAATGCGTGGCGGACCTTGGTATTCCGGTTCTGGCTCAACGAATCTATGCTCGCGCAGCCACGCCCATGCAGACTTTACGTCGAGACCTTGCCGAACGCGAAGCAGGTCAAGGACGCCTCCGCCCTCACCTTCCTCGTGAGAATACCACGTGCCCTTCTTGATATCGACGGAGAATGATCCGTGCGTTCCCCATCGTTTTTCTTCTTTCGTGGATTGGCTTTCATTTGGTTCCGAGCCAAGCACTTTTATGGCGACGGCCAACATACATGATTGCAATTCGGGGTATGCAGTGCCTGTCATGTGCGGTTGCCACGCACTGATTGGTATATGGCAAGAAGATCATTCGCCTGATTTAAGTCAAGGCATTCAGGTCCGGCCAGCATCACGGTTTCGATAAACACGAACTGGTCAAGAGTCAGTTCATCCGCGCAATCTTCCGACAGCACGTAAGCGCACTCCCATGCGCGGATTAATGGTGCTTCCTCCACTGATCTACACTCCAACCAGAATCAACGCAGTCGTCGGCCGAGTTGCTGCAACATAAAAGAGTTGTTGAGTTTCCAACACGTTCGATTTCGCGCGATTTCGAATATCTCCTACATCAACGAAGCAGTTTCTAAACGTAGATCCCTGTGACGTGTGAACAGTCATGGCGTAAACGGATTGAAGCCGCGCTACATCGCTCTGAAAATCGTGCCGATGCTGCCACCTCTCTCGCCAATGTTTTGCTTCGAAGACCAATCTTTCGTTAATTGCATCATAATCGACTTGATATCGCGGAATTTTGACAAGCACGTCTGTGCCGTCAGAATGGCGCAACGCAACGCACCAAGCGGAAATTTCTTTTCCCCACGACGAAAAGTCTCCGGCGGCCTTAAAATACGCCTCTATTTCACTCTCTGCAATTGCCGTAACCTCAGCCTCTTCGTTTGTGTTAAACAGAATTTTACGATCTTCGTTTGGCATATTTGGGTTTAATGGAGAAAACACAGGCTGTCTTATCAAGACGCGCTCGCCAACGGAAAACGGTTCTATGGTATCTCCATATATCCATTGCCTGATGCAAGCATTGACATCTGCCACTCTCTGATTAGTCCAACAAAGATATCGAAACGTGTCGTTATCACGCTTGAAATCGTCAGACGTGAAGGCCTTTTTCATCCATTCATCGGCGCGCCCGTTCGGCGTAAACACCCCAGCGGGTGGGGCGGGATTGCGCTTGGTCCACGACATATCCATAGCACCGCCCTGCGACGCACGAATGATGTGCGCTGCCTGCAAAACGGGATTTCCAACCGCCTGCCTCACAATGGTTTCCAGATGAGACCGGCTCCTGGTCGCGAAAGACTGGCTTTCTTTCTCGCCGACCGGAGGAAGTTGCGCGGGATCACCGACGAACAGCACGAACGCATGGCCCAGGTGCATCCTGATATGGCCCATCATGTCGGTATCCAGCATAGAGCACTCGTCGATAATGACGACATGCGCAGACACGTGCTTCGCGCCCTTGCGGCGCTTCAATTTGGTTTTCGCGCCGTCCGGAACGGGCTGCAAACTCAGCAGGCTATGGGTTGTAAGACAGTTCGCTTCGATTCCCGCTGCACAAAGTTTCGCACGCAGCACGCTAACGGCCTTGTGCGTCGGAGCGGTCACGGCAACGTCTCGCCGTAATGCTAACAGATGTCGCACCACGTGCTGCATGAGGGTTGTTTTACCGGACCCCGCGTATCCGGTCAGCAGATGCCGACTTTCGCCAGATAGCCGCGCCGCTTCGATTTCTTTCAGCGCGCGGGTTTGATCGGCAGTGAGCGCAAATTCTGGCTGCTCTTGCGCAGTCATAGGATGACAGCGCGCGCAAAAATCCCTACAAATGACATAACCATGCGACGGAGGCCCTTCCGCGTGTGTCAGGGCCGGGCAGGCGTGACCAGCGCCGCTCGGCCCGAAAGCGCCATCCTAGCGCCACCCCGCGCTCGCGCGCAACGGCGGAATCACCGCCCCGGCAACGATCACCGCCCGCTCAAAACCGCCACCGTCTCCGCATCTGCCCCACAGCCTGCCGCGTCACGCCCACGCGTCGCGCCAGATCGGCGTCTGTCAGACGCGGGTTGAGCCTCATCTCCTCGCGGACACGATCGACGCTGGGCGGCGGCACATGATTACGTGTCCGGCCCCGCCTCCGCGGCGGGGGGAGTGGAGTATCGGCTGGCGGCGGCATGTCGCCCCATTCACGGATCACGCTAGCTACGTGGCCGGCTGCAAGGGTGCTGATAGTGTCGCCGCGCTCGATCAAATGTAGCGTCGATCGCGACACGCCCAGGCGGCCGGCTGCGTAGGCCTGCGTCCAACCATGGGCGATGCGCCAGGCGCGGATCTGCGGGCCGATCACGCGCTGAAAGTTTCTTGAAGCCAGGCGATCCGATCAAGCACAGCGGCGCGCGTCCCAGCCATCGCCGGCCTCCGCTCCATCATCGCAGCAATTTGCTGGAGACGAGCGATTTCATCGCGCCTCTCATCGTCAACGCGCTTAATTTGCGCCGCAGCAGCCGAGCGCGCCTTGCGTCGTTGCGTGATCGCCCACCTTTGAGCGTTTTGCGCTGCGTTAGGCATTACGCCACCTCAACGCGAGCATTGGATTTACGCAAACGCACGATTTTTCGCGCCATTCCGACGTAGCCGGACCGTGGCATTGGCAGCGCCTCAAGCAACTCATTTATGCAAGTTTTTTGCGCGCCCACCTTGACCAGCAAGCTGTCGATTGCAGCCCAATCATGCGAGTTGATGTGACCGACATCCTCAAAATCAAACATTTTTAGTCTCCCCGTCCACCCAGGCCGCGCCACTCGCCGCCGATGCCCAACACATAGCCCGCAGCCCCGCCAGTGTCAAGCGAAAATAATCGCGCATCGGACAATAATTATGGTTGACGTGGGATGCGGGCGGGCTTATGTCTGGTGTCACCGGAGCGATGATGCCCGGCCAACACGGAGACACACGATGGACCACCTCAGCGACCGCACCCGCCTCGCACTCATCCGCCTCGCCGGCCGCATCGGCGTCCCCGCCTATGACGTGATCCTCCGCTACCTCAACCTTCGCGCCAACGCAGAAATGATCGGCGACACCTACACCGTCGCTGATCTCGCCGCAGCCTACCGTGCCTACCGCCGCAGCGGCATCGCCGCACACGCCTGAGTCCTTAAACAACACACGCCGGGCGATGGTGCCCGGCAATCAACCGGAGAGACGATATGGCCACATACCCAGTGATTGACGAAGACACCGATCAGGCGATGGTGCTCGGGTTTGCCTCAACGCTCCGCGGAGCGTTGAGAATTGTGCTCCGGTACGCGAAAGAGCGAGAAATTTCCGGCGTAATCGGCGTGGAGCGCATCACTGATTTCCGCGTCCCATACGACCCTGTCCTCAACACGCCTGAGCAGGCCAAGCGCGCCAATGCGGCCGCGCACGGATGGGTTATGCGCATCGCGTAGAATACGCGGCAACCAGGAGATACAACGATGGCCTACGCAATAATCGTGGGACTTATTTGCTTTCAAACACGGCGTGAGTAGGTCACACGCATCGCCCTCATCGCCCGGCGCAATCGCCACCGGCAGCGCCGTTTTGCCGCAAGTCTCGCATGGACGCGGTTGCAGCGGTGGAAGTGCCGGGGCAACCTTCATTCGGCGGCGGCGTCGAAAAGATCAACCGCATTGCTTTCCGCATTTGCGAGATGCCGGGCCGCCTGCCGGTAATAGGATTCTTTTAATTCAATGCCGAAGAACTTGCGTCGCGTTTTGAGCGCGACATACCCTTCGGATCCGATACCGGCGAACGGAGACAAAACCACATCTCCGGGATTGCTCCATAACATCGTGGCTCGCTGTGTAATATCCAACGGCATTGGGCAGATATGCCGCTCGTCGGTCGGCTCCCGCTTTGCGTTGAGAACGTCGGTTTCCCGATTGTTCATCCAGACCGGCGATGCTGTTTCCTGCCACCATTCCAGCGGCAGTTGCAAACCGCCCAAGATATCAGCCAGCGCATCGTCACCCTCGGCGCCATATTTTCGAGCAAGCGCGATGGCGCCCTTTATATCCCCCGGCTTGACGTGTTCGACAGGAATCACGTCACTTTCCTGCGCCTCGTCCATCGCCCATTTGCGGAAGACGACAAAATACTCAGGCAAGCCCTGCCGGCTGAAGCTGGAGTCGGCGCGAAGTTGTTTGTAGAGTAATCCGTGAGCTTTTGTCTTGGTCATTTCCCGAACCGGGCAGCGCCAGATTGTCACGCGGCTGTGGAACGCAAATCCAGCCGCCTCGTGCGCGCGGATTAGCATGCCAGGGAAGTCCCGCAGCCCTGCTCGACCTCCTTGGTTGCGGTAAAACACCAAATCCTTGCAGTGCACCGCGACTATTCGGCCCGGTCGCATAACACGAAACAGTTGTTCGGCAAAGAACTTGTAACCACGGAAAAATTCCTCGTCATTGGCGACATTGCCGAAGTCAGCAACCGAGTCGTTGTAAATGTAAAGCCCGCTAAACGGTGGACTAAACACAGAGAAATCAATGCAATTGTCCGGAAGCTGGCCCATGACTGACACGCAGTCGCCATGAGCGAGCGCCCAGTTGTCGCCGCGCGTGTCGCCGAGGGCGTCTAGAGAGAGTGCAGCCATTCCGGTATATCCATTCGGTATGTGGGATTATAGGCGACCTTTAAGCCACTGTGCCGTTCGCGAGACCGCAGCATTGCTGCCGCCATGGCGCGCTTCATCGCAACGTGATCGCTAGCCTTGCGGTCAATCACGCGACCAATTTGATCCTCGCCCTCGGCTACCATCAGGTGGACATGCACAGCGCGCGCCTGGCCGTATCGCCAGCAGCGCCGTACTGCCTGATACCATTGTTCATAGGAAAAGCTGCGCCCTACGAATACCATCCGCGCCGTGTGTTGCCAATTCAAGCCCTGAGACGATAGCGACGGCTTAGTGATAATATGACGCACCGCGCCAGACGCGAATTGCTCAAGAATTGACTCCTTGCGCTCTATCGTAAAGCTGCCGCGCAACTCCAAAGCGTCAGGCAGTCGTTTGGCGAGCGCGCCGCTTTCGTAGTCCGTGTCGCACCAGATAACCCAGGTCTCATACGGCTCTTGAGCTATCAGTTCGGCCACACCATCGGCCCGCGACTCCGCTGTCTGCCGCTTAATCGTGTGGATATTGGTGGCACTCAATTCCTGCAAAAACAGCGCCCCAGCGGGAGCGCGAACATCGCCAGCCACGCGATGTCGATGCAGCGTCATTGGCGGCAGATCAAACCCGGAAGCGTCAAACCCAAGGTCTGCCGGCGTCTCGGCGCATCGTGACCATGACGCCATCCAGTCCCAAAACGCTTCCTCGCCGTGTTTTTTCAGGCGGTATCGCCCCATCTCCGTCTGGTCGGAAGTAAACCACCGGGCAAGCATTTCATTGCTCGCCATGACGCCAAGGAATTGAGCGTGTTGGCCGAGTTCCATATGATCGTTAGGCGCTGGCGTTGCAGTCGCGCAAAGGCGAAAACGATGTGAACCAAAAGCCTCCATAAGAGCGCGCGTAGTGGCGCCAGTAAATGACTTAAGGACGCTGGACTCGTCCAAACAAACGGCGCCGAAATACTCCGGCTCCAACAAATCAAGGCGGTCGTAATTGCAGATATTGATCCCATTACCAGCGTCTTTTTGCGCCCTTATGACGCGAGCCTCGTATCCCCAGCGTATCGCCTCTTTCTCGATTTGCCGCGCAACCGCCAATGGCGTCAGCAACAACGCGCGTCCGTTACTCGCTTCAGCGCACTGCCTAGACCATTCCAGTTCTATGCTGGTCTTTCCTAGCCCAGTGTCGAGGAATATGCCGCACCGTCCCTGGCGAATGGCAAATTGTGCCACGTTTCCCCGAAAGTTTTGCATGTGCGCCGGCATGGCGCCTGCCTCGAAGCCATATGAATGAGCCCTTGGCACCTTGCTCGCCAAAAAGTCAGCATAGTCGTCGCTCACGCCGCAGTCCTCCCCATCATCGGCACGCCCCACTCGCGCAGCGTGCGCTCCAGCTCTCCGCTCACAGGTCCCACACACACAACTCGGCTGCGGGCCTTGCGGAGTAGTATTTCAGGAATGAGCAAGCCACGATCTGCGAATCGTCTTTCCAGAGTATGCCGTTGAGCGCATCGCAAATGAGTTTCGCAACATTGTCGAAATCGGGCTTCCCGGTAGGGTGATCCAGTTGCATTAATGCGCGCTCCTTTCGTTTTTTGCTCCAACTATCAGCAACCCCAACCCCCACCGAAATTTGAACACGGAGGGGGCCGGAGAGAAGCAACATTCCCACCTGGTCAATCGCGCAGGCTTTAATCCACGTCTCGGCACTGGCTGTTTTTTCGTCGGTGTGCACTTTGACAAATCCACCCCGACGCGAAAACCGTGGCCTCCCTTTGCCGCGCATTTCACCCGGTATTGTCACGACTATAGGGCGTATCGCCGCACCAATTTTTGCCTGGCTTAGCGGCGAGTCGCCGGGGTAGCCGCGGGTCATTCCTCTTCGCCGTAGCGGTCCTTCATCGAATCCAACGTGTCAATAACTTCGTCCAAAGTGACGCCGGAATTCATTGCATCAGCAATTACTTTGTCTAAAGCAACTTCCATTTCATCCCTGCGCACACTGTTCTCCTTTCGAGATTTGGTTGCCGTCTCTCCGGCTGTCACCGCTACCCGGCTATTGGAACGTGCGGTCAGTCCTCAGTGAGTGCCGGTTACCCCGGATGGCTGCGTGCGGGTTGCCATTCCGATTCTGCCTGGTTTCTGTCCTTGCAAGACGGGTCGTCCGCACCAGAAGACCCCGTTATTCCGTATCCGATGCCTCGTCGCCCCCATGCGACCGATGATCCACGTCCACCCCGTGCGCAGTCTGCCGCGTGAAGATATACGCCCGGATACCAAGCTCATCCGCTGCGGCATTCACATCGCCCCACGTCGCGCCCAGGATCGTCATCTCGGTGCCGGGCTCGATCAACGCCAGCGCATTCGCGACGGTCATCGGCGGCGTGGGCACAGTGCCGACCGGAACAGGCGCCGGCACCAGCTTCATGATCGCATCCACCGCAACCGCACGAGGCTTGCGCCCGCGTTTCGCCGGCGTCGGCACCACATCAGCCGCGGGCACATCGGAAGCGGGTGCCGCATCGTGCTCGCGCACCCCGGCCACTGCCGCCTCAATATCAGCCTGCCGCGGATCGTCCACCACGCCGGTTTCAACCGGCGGCTCAACCGTCTTCAACGCTGCGCTATGTCGTGCCATGTCTGCATCTCCGATGATCCGCGCAGCATCATTGCCGCGCACGATTAGTTAAAGCACTATTTCGGCCTATACTCAAGCCGCCATCCAAAGGAATACACATTTCTTATGCGCAATTCCGGCCGGATTTCGCGCAGCAGCTTGTTAAGATAACAAACTTGCACCTCGGCTGTTCTCGGTTGCCCCTTACTGCCAGCCGCGATCAGGATTTCCTCCCGCGAGAATACCTCTCCACCCGCAAGAAAAGCCAGAATCAAAGCATATGTCCGCTTGATATGGGCTTTGTCGCCATTCGGTAAAATAAACCAGCACACGCGGTTGCCGACTTCGACGACTGATCCGTCCAGCAGCACAGTCGTCACCGGATCAGCCATCTGCGCAAACGGGCAGATGTCGCACGCGCGTCTAGACTGATCAGGCTCGAAGCGCGCGCTCACTCGGCGGCAACGTTTCTGCGCGAAACATACCCAACCTTGCAGTGCTCCACACAAAAAACCCGCGGTCTCGCGGCTGGTTTGTCGCACTGGCGGTAAGAACCCCGAGTGCCATCCATCCAACCGCATTGCCTCGATTGCAACGCAACGTGCTCCAGCGCCAGAAAAGGTTGCCCCGATTCCGGAGCGCGTACGCTCGGGGCCACACGCGAGGATCTACTTGCTTCATCAAGCCCCGCGCCGGAATTATCAAGCGCCAGCGTCACCAAAGGCGCACGTTTCGGTCGCTGCGCCTGCGGGCTACCAGCCGGCGCGCGGAGTGGCGATGGGCGGGGCTCGCAGCCGATGCGCCGAGACTTGGACACAACGGCGTTTTTTAACACACCAAGCTCCCGCCCAATCGCTGCTGTCGGGACGCCATCAGCCCACCGCTCGCGCAGCAATTCGATACGCTCAGCGGTCCAGTCGAATGCGTGCCTCACACCACAACTCCCGCCGCCGCAGCCTCGAACTCACGCGCCTTGTCAGCAAAATGCCAATTGATCGTCGGCGCTGGATTTGTATCGACAAGCGCAGCCGTATCGGTTGGCGCGAAATTGCCAAAGAACCGCCGCCAGCAATCCGCCGCCTCATTATGCAGTTGCGCGCGCAACAATTCGCGCTCGCGGCGCTCGGCCAGCACCACATGCTCGGCACACACGATCTGCGCATCGGAGTCGGGATCCGCAAAGCCCAGCGTGTTGATGTTGGTGTGCCAATCGACGCGCAGCAGGAGCCTGCCAGATTCGTCCACCAAATCAACAAAATGCCCCTGCGGTGACGCCTGGATAGTGCGGGTTCCCACCACATAACTATGCGGCGGTTCGCGCAGAAATGCCGGGCCTTCGGCGGGCGAGTTCTTGCGTATCATGCCGTTCTCCTCGCATACCGTGGGGCCAGAATGCGCGCCGCATCCGCCGCAAACTGCGCCGACGCCTCGCGCACTTCGTTTTCAAAACGTCGCTGTTCGTTTCGCCCCTCGCACGCATTGCGCGGGTATTTCTCGTGGCCGAGCTTTTTCGCAATCGCCAACACGCTCCGCCCCTGCAACGTTGCGATCTGCTCGTCGGTCCAGCCATCCGCAGAGAGTTTTTGGATCAGCGCAAGCTCGTCGGCGGACCAGTGCGCAAACCGCCTTGGTGTGCCGGGAACGTCTTTTTTCGCGGTCATCCCCGTCCTCCCCACCAAGCACAGGCGCAATAGCCCAGCGCCGCGCAGTAAGCGACCGGCCACACCAACCACCAGGCTACGCCATACGGCGGACGTGTCGGGCGATAACGATCCGGGTCGAGGCCGTCAAAGGGCATCACGCCGCGTCCTGTTCGAGGAAATCCACCGGCTGCACCGCACCCTCAGTCGCCGCTATAATCCGCCGCAGCATTTTCCCCCGAGGTGTGCGCTCGCCGCTCAGATATCGATAGACGGTCTGCGGCGTCACCTCAATGGCATCCGCGAAATCTGCCACGGCTACGCCTCGGGTATCTATGTAATCTGCGAGTGTCATACCTCGGATAGTCGCCACATCGGTGATATTCGTCAAGAGGCGATGGCGCAAAAATAATTCAGAATACCCCCTTGCTCAATTCACCGATCCGGTTAAAGTATGGGCATCAACACCGGAGCACCCCAATGCACCCGCACCCCGCCGCCACTGAGCCGGACTCCTGGCTAGACGACGTAAACCACTGGCTACACCCCGCGCGCCCAGCGACGCTCACCGAACTCGCCGCGTGCCAGGCCGAGCGCGCATTTGACGCCGCGGCGCACATTCTCGGGGCACGCACCATCGCATCGGCGCAGCGGGTGCCCGCGTGCGTGGCGGAGGGCTGAGCGATGACGACAATCAGCATCAAAAACTACTGGACTGGCGCGGTCCAATACACATGCGAACTGACCGCAGAAGCTGCGGGATGGAGCGCGAGCGTGCAATTGGGGTTTGCCGTAAAATCGGCTATTGCCGGTGGCGCGAACCTGCGTGGCGCGGACCTGCGTGGCGCGGACCTGCGTGGCGCGGACCTGCGTGGCGCGAACCTGCGTGGCGCGAACCTGCGTGGCGCGGACCTGCGTGGCGCGGACCTGGGTGGCGCGGACCTGGGTGACGCGAACCTGCGTGACGCGAACCTGCGTGGCGCGGACCTGCGTGGCGCGGACCTGGGTGACGCGGACCTGCGTGACGCGGACCTGGGTGGCGCGGACCTGCGTGGCGCGGACCTGCGTGACGTCAAACAAGATTTTCTTGCAGAAGTTTTGCGCTTGGCAAACGAACTAGAATTTTTGCGGTCGGCTATTGTTGAGGGTCGCATTGACGGCTCGACGTATAGCGGTGATTGCGCTTGCTTGGCTGGGACGCTAGCCAAATCACGATATCCTAATCACAAGTATGACGGATATCCGATTGACGTTGCGCCGGGAGTAATTTTTCACACGTCGAGTCATAGCCCGCGCGAAGTATTTTTCACCGCGATCCGCCCCGGCGACACGCCCGAGAACAATGGTGCATCAGCCATCGCGCTTGCCTGGACCAACGAAGCTATCGCCATCCGCGATATGATCCGCGCCACAGCGCCGTCTGTTGACAAAAGGCAACTATAATCATGCACATCCACAACGTCCCCGCAGTCCCGCATGACCTGCGCAGCGCCAGCCGCCGCATCCGTGATCTGGACGATCTGCTGGACAAATACCCCGATGGCGATTCGCCCGCGTGGATCGCTGAGGAAATTAACTCACTCAGCGCGGTCGTGATCGCGGGCTATGCGGCGCTAGTCGCAAAGTAAACAACCCACCTAACACAAAGGAATAAGCCATGTCCTGTTACGTTTACGACGCCGAGCTTGAGGCCATGCACGCGGTGCTCAAAGCGGTGGAGCACCTGACCCACGAGGAGCGTGAGCGCGTGTTCGAGTGGGTGTCGAACCGCGTCGGATTCTTGATCGAGAAAAACGCGGACGAGGCGCGCATTGCGGCATTTTCTTCGCTCCAAGAACCGCTTGCCGAGGTTGCGTGATGAACGACGTTAGGCGCGACGCACACATTGGTGGATTGCTTATAAGCCAAGCCCAAACCCAGGCCGGCGAAGAGGCCGCCGCGCGCCGTCTCCAGTGGGAGGCCGCAGAGCGCATGTCGAAGATGCAGCTTGATGCCCGCTGCCACGAAATGCGCGTTACTATTGTCTGGATGGCGATTGCCTCCGCGCTGATTTTCACGCTGCCACCGGCCATCGAGTTTTACGTGGGATGCACGCCATGACCGAACCAATCGACCCCAACGAACTGCGCATGTGGGCCATCAACCTCGCGCGCGCACGCTTTACCTGGCTTCCCGAGCGCGAGCGATCAGACATTCTCGGTCGCGTCATTGCCGAGATGGTCAGCCGCGCGGATCAGGCCGAGGGCCGGGCGCAGTCTGCGGTGATGGCGCTGCCCGCTGAGGTTATTCCGCTCGCCAGCCGGCGCCGCGCGACAATGGGCGACGTGCTGCGCAACGTGACAGGGCGCGGGCCGGACGGTGCGGCATGAGCATGCGCGCGGCAGATTTTTCCGACGTTACCCGCCGTCAGATGATCACTCATTGCACGCTGGTTAATCGGATGCGTCGCGCTCTGATCGCGGCGCGCAATGCGGAGCACGTTGCATGAGCGACACCATAGAGCAGCCCACCGGATCGGCGCTCGCTATCATCGAAACGATGACGGCGGTTCAAATCTTTGCGCCGAAGTCAGTGGATAGCCTGATCGAACGCATCCAGCGCGAAGTCCGCTCCATCAAGCGGGACATATCCACGCCAGAAGGTCGCGCCGCCATCGGTCGGCTGGACCGCGAACTGGCGAGCCGCAAACGCAAGATCGACGAACTGGGCAAGCAGCTAAATTCCACCAAGCGCGCCGAGATTGACCAGGTGGACGCGGAACGCCGAAAATGGCGCAGTGCCATGGAGGCGCTGCAAGCCGAAGTAACCGCAGAGCGCGACGCTTACGAGGCTGCCGAGGCAGAACGCGTCAAGAGCCACACCGATGCGCTCGCCAGGATTGAGGCCATGCTGATATTTGGCGAACTTCCGTCGTCGGAGGCAATCCGCGCCCGCCGCGATCAAATGCTTGTTTTCGTCGGCTCGCGTGATTGGCAAATCGACTTCCGCGCCCGAGCATGCAATCTTGCCGCCGAAGTAAGTGACAAGCTCCGCGACATGCTCGCCCAAGCCGAGCGCCGCGAAGCCGAGGCGGCGGAACTCGCCAAACTCCGCGCCGAGCAGGCGGAGCGCGAGCGCCAGGCTGCCGAAGAGCAGCAGCGGCACCGAGAGGCCGAGCTTGCGCGCAAGGCCGCTGAGGCAGCGCGTGTGGCGGCTGAACAGGAGGCCCAGCGCAAGCTGGACGAAGCCGCCCATGCCACCGCCAAAGCCCAGCAACAGGCGCGGGAGGCCGAGGAAAAAGCGGCCGCCCAGGCGCGGCAGGCTGAGGCGGACAAACTCGCCGCAGAACAGCGCGCCGAGCGGTTGCGCATCGCCGCCGAGGAACAGGCCAAGCAGGCCGCCGAGGAGGCCGAGCGCCGCCAGGCCGCCGCAGTCGAGGCCGAACGCCTGCGGATCGAACGCGAGCGCGCAAAGGCCGAATACGAGGCTGCGGAGGCAAAGCGCAAGCAGGAACTCGAAGACCGTAAGCGCGCCGAAAACAAAGCGCACCGGGCGCGGATCAACCAAGCGGCCATGCGCGCGCTGATCTTGTGCGGGCTGACTGAGGATCAGGCGAAAGCGGTCGTGGTGGCTGTGGCGCGTGGGGATATTCCCGCCGTCGAAATCAAATACTGAGGCATTGCTGACATGAAGATCAACACACCCGGCTGCTACGAAATGAGCAGTGAACGCTACCACGCCGACCCGTGCGAGACGCCCAGCTTGTCCGCCGGAATGATCAACGATATTTTGGTAGCGCCAGCAAAGTGCTTCCAGAATTCAAAGCGCCTGAACCCGGAATGGTCGGAACCTGGAGGTGAGGACAGGTTTACCATCGGGGCTGTCGCCCACGTTCTTTTTTTGGAACCCGATCAGTTTGCGGCCAAGGTCAAAATCATAGAGCACGACGACTATCGCACCGGAGCGGCCAAACTGGCCCGCGATACGGCGCGCGCATCAGGAAAAACGCCGATCTTGATGAAGCAGATGGATCAAATTATCGCCGCGCAAAGCGCATTTACCTCGCATCAGTTCGCAGCTAATGCTTTCCAGGGCGGAAAGACCGAGCAATCGCTATTCTGGAAACACGCAGGGACCGGCATATGGTGCCGGGCTCGCCCCGACTTCATCCACGATAGCGGCGCGCACATCAACGATTATAAAACCACGTCGAACGCCAATCCGCAATTTTTTGGTAAACACGCCTACGATCTAGGCTATCATCGTCGTGCCGCGTGGTATCTCGAAGGCTACGAGGCTGTATTCGGCAAGCGTCCCGATCATTACTGGTTCATCAACCAGGAGATTAAAGCGCCGTATCTGGTTTCGGTGTGCGAACTGACGTTACAAGCAATTCAATCTGGTCAGGAAGAAAACGACCGCGCCGCCGAGCGGTTCGCGCGATGCCTGGAACGGCGTGATTGGCCCGGATATCGGCATCCCGACAAGCCTGATCACGATCTGGCGTTTCAGTGCGACATTCCATCGTGGGCGTATGCCCAAATCGACGAAAGGCTTTAGACCATGGGTATTTTGCAAATTGCTCCGGTTACGCGCGAGGGCATGAAATTCATTGTCACGTTCTTCGGCATGTCAGAGACCGGAAAAACGCTATCCGCACTTCTGATGGCGTCCGGGCTTGAGCCCGATCCGAACAAGCGCGGCTTGCTGGACACCGAGGGCGGCCAGCGCGGCCGGATGTATATGGACCGCGTGCCAGGCGGCTATATGTATGGTCAGCTAACGCCGCCATTCACCCCCGAGCGGTATCGCATTGCGCTCCGTGAGTTTATCGAAGCCGGGTGCACCGTCGTTGTCGTGGATAGCGGCAGTCACGTGTGGGATGCGGACGGTGGAATTCTCGAAATTGTGGAGAACACCGACAGCAAGAACCCGAATCAGTTGGCGAAATGGAGCCAGCCCAAACGCCGTTTGGGGAAGATGACAGGCGACTGGAAACAGTGCGGAATTCATGTGCTGGTATGCGCGCGCGGCAAGCAGCCATATATTGAGCAGATCGATGAGAAGGGCAAAAAGTCTTACGTGCTAGGCGATACGGTGCCCGTGCAAGAAAAGGCCATCCGCTACGACATGACAATTATGGTGCACATGCTCGGCATGGGACGATGGACTACCGATCCGGCGCGCGGTGGTAAGTGCCCAGGTGTGCTTGCGCCAATTTTTGAGGGGCAAGAATACATCACCGAAGAAACCGGCCGGAGACTTGCGGCATGGCTCGGTGGCAAAGATTTGACGACGCCTTACCAACGCGCGCTGACCATGAAAGCGACGGAAGAGGCCGGCAAGGGCGTCAATCTGTTCCGCGTCTATTACAGCGGGCTTTCGAAGGAAGATAAGAAGTTTTTACACGCTCGCCTGGACAATTTCTTGTCCATCGCAAACGCGGCCGACGAAGAGGCAAAGCGCGCCGCCATGGATAAGGCCGATGCCGATACGGACTTGTCCGACCCGTTTAGTGAAAACGCGGCGCTTTCTGGTGGCGTCCAGCGGCCCAATGGCAGGCCGCACGCAGTCACCCGCGACAACGACGCAGAACTCGACGCCATCATGCGCGGCGCGGGGGCTGGCATGACGGACGCGGGGTAATGGCTGCATGCCCCAGACTCGTGCCGGACTGCGATTGCGACGCTGAATGTTGCAAGGTTGCGGACGCGCTTGCGCTATTGTCGGATAACGACCTAGCGCAGGAGATTGCCCGGAGGGACGCGAAGAAAATTACCGCGTATTGGGTTAGGCGAGCGGCGGAGGCCAAATACCTGTGCCCAGACTGCGGCGGACCTGACAGCAGTCATACTGTAGATTGCCCATCAGACACCGATTGCACGTGAGAAAATGCCTTGAGCCAGAATAAGCCCGGACGCGGACGATGCGCCGGACGTGATGGGATGAGCGACATCACCCCAGCCGACAAAGCCCGCGCCGACCGTCTGGCTCAGCAGCATGCAATCATTAACCGACGCTGCTATCGTGGAGATCGCAGACTACCTCGACGCGATGCAAGCGCAGCCCGAGCTACGCGCAATCACATGGGAACTGCTGGCGCGCAAGGCGCTGGCGAAAATCAAGGAGATACGGAATTGAGCGACGAAAAAGGCTATGACAATGCCCCGGTCATGCAAGCTACAGCGAGTGGCCCGAACCCCGATTACAACGACGGGAGCGGCAAAACTTTCACGATCCGCGCAAGAGAACTGCGCCGCGCACTGACCGATGCCGAGCACCGCGTTCATGAAATCATGGAGGAAATCCATGAGCAGGAGCACAAGCGCAACAACGCCGCCCGTTTGTGCGGCGCGCTACAGGAAAAGCTCGACTGGCTCAACCAGGAGCGGGCGGCACGCACGGCGCACGTTCGGGCGCTGGAGGCGCTGCTGCCATGAGCGCTAAAACCGGCATCGAGTGGACAGACGCGACGTGGAATCCGACACGCGGGTGCCGCCTCATATCGCCAGGCTGCACCAACTGCTACGCGATGATAATGACGCGGCGATTGGAGCGAATGAGTGTTCCAGGCTATGAAGGGCTGACCGATGGCAGCAAAGCCGGTCCGATATGGACTGGTGAAGTCCGGGACGCTCCCGAGCACATTATGCGCAAGCCATACGGATGGCGCAAAGGCCGGCGTATCTTCGTCAACAGCATGTCGGACCTGTTTCATCCGGACGCCAGCGAGAAAGCGCGATGGGCGGTCGTGGTCGCCGCCTGCAAACTACCGCATCACACGTTTCAGGTGCTCACGAAGCGGTCGGAAGGGATGCGCGATTGGTTTGCAAAGAACTGCACTGATCCGCCACGCAATCTTTGGCTTGGCGTTTCCGTCGAGGACCGCCAGCGCAAAGACCGCATTGACGATCTTCGGCAGACGCCGGCCGCCGTGCGATTTGTCAGCTACGAGCCTGCCCTGTCGCACCTGGGCGACGTAGACCTGTCCGGCATCCACTGGCTGATTGCAGGCTGCGAGAGCGGGCCGCACGCACGCGAGACGCCGGCCACTGCGATGCGCCACATTCGCGATGCGTGCGCCGCGCAGGGCGTTGCGTTCTTTCTCAAGCAGGACATGCGCGACGGTCGGGTGGTATCGCTGCCGAAACTTGATGGCGTGCGCCACACGGCTTTCCCGGAGGTAAACCCATGACCGTAACCGTCCGCCAAACGATGAGCGAAATATCGTGGTTGGGCTGGGCCGTGGACTATCCAGGCAGGCCACTGCACGTCGAATACTGCGCAGACGAAGCCACAGTGTGGCGTCATGCGCTCGGATGGCCGGATGATGACGAAATCGCGTTTGCCAAAAAACAAGGAGCGATGGCGTTTCGCGTCAGGATTGTGGAGGAAAAATGAAACACGAGTGGATAGAGCCGCAGGACAAAACCCTAGTCGCCGACTACTGGCTCACGCGCCGAAGCGCCGACTCCGCGCCAGGCTACGACCTGGGGCTGCCGGACATCAGGGGCGCATTCCGATGGAACGGCAAAGACGCCTGGATAACTGGCGAGCGGCAGGGATTGCAACGGATGGAGCCGATTCTGGCATGCAAACACGGTAACAATGGCTGGCGGATTGAGGGGCCTGCGTGATGAGCATTGACCCCGAGCGCACCATCTGCCCCAGCACGCTCAAGCCATGCCACACGCTCATGTCGTGCCGTTTCACCTCGTGCATATATGGGCACGGCGGGCTGAAGTTGCCGCCGAAGCAGGGCGAGTTGTTAAAGGAGAAGTCTAAATGACAGATGACAACGAAATCCTGCCAACCTACCGCTTCCGCTGGTCAAATGTTGACAAGGCGGGGTTTGTATTAGAGCGCCGCGCAGTCGCCGATGGACTACGGCGTGATGCGCAAACGATGATGCGCCGGGCCGAGCAGATCGAGGAAGAAATTGCCGCTTGGTCGCGGGCTTTGGAGGAAGTGACGCCATGAATTTGCATGCTGCTCTAAACCACTTTTTCGGAAAAGCAGAAGAAATAAACGGCGCAAACAGGTGCCCAACATATCTTTATCGCTGGGTTCTTGCGTCTGTTGGTGAGACCAAAGTGTATCTGCACAAATTCGTTGGGAGCGATTGGTCTAGAGACTTGCATGATCACCCGAAGCGTTTTGTTAGCATTGGCATATGGGGCGCATACATGGAAGAAACTCCGACCGCAAAGAAAAAATACAATGCCCCGTGGATTAGAACGTTTCCAGCAGAACACAAACACAGGCTAACCACGCCATGGGGAACGTGCTGGACAATCGTAATAGTTGGCAAACCAAAGCGCATGTGGGGCTTTTGGCCTGGCGGTCGCTTTGTCCCATGGCGCGATTACGTGTCAGGGTCTCACAGTGCTGTTGCTGATGAAAATAGGGATTGCTGACCATGACCCTAATCGTCCGCCCAACACCAACCGGAGACCCGCGCGGCCCGCATCGTGGCGACGTTTTCAAGCACGTATCTTCCGGTGCGCGGTATGTGGTTCTCGGCATTTGCCGCCTGGAGGCCGAAGATTGCCCGGCGGTGCTCTACACGCTTGATCGCAACGGCGGCGAGGTGTGGTGTCGCAGTGTGGAGGACTGGTTCGCCGAGCCGCGTGGTGATGGCGTGCCGCGATTCGAGTTGGTCGGAGGGATGGTGTTGCCATGAGCCACGAATGCCCGACCTGCGGCCAGGAATGCTACTGCGACGGCGAGGATCACGGCCAGGAAGCGCCGGCGGATTGCGCGCATGAGTGCGAGGCGGATGGTGATGACGCGGATCAATTCGCGTTCGAGTTTTGGCGGTCGCTGACCGACAAACAGCGCGAAGACGAGATACGGAGGGCGATGTGACCAGCCAAATAATTTGCTGCGTCACCAGCAACATTGAGGCGGCACATGCGTCGTTCGACACTCGAACGCAAAAGCAGACGCTGCACGGTCACAGCTACGTTGCCGAAATGTGGTTCGAGGCTGGTCCCGACCTTCCGACAATGAAGGTGTGCTGGGATATGATTTGCGGACTGGTGGATCACACGCAACTTGAAGAAAGCGTTGGCGGAGCAACGATGGAACTGCTGGCGACATGGCTATTGCAACGAGCGGCAATTATCGGCACCGCTGACATTCGCGTGGTCAAGGTCACGGTGCGCCGCCCAACGCTGGGGTTTGCTTGCGAGGTTTGCCTGTGACGATCCATTATCACGGGACTCCCATTTCGCCGATGACAGCGCTTTACGAATTGGCTGGCAGGCATTTTTGCGTGTCGCACATCAGCCCGCAGGACGTGACCAGGTGCCACGCAATCGGTCAATCCGTCATGCTGGATAATGGTGCGTTCTCAAAATGGAAGCGCGGCGCAAAAACCGACTGGCCTGCCTACTACGCATGGTGCGACCGCTGGCTGGATTACCCGACCACATGGGCAGTCCCGCCCGACGTGATTGATGCGCCGAGCCAGGAGCAGGACGGTTTGCTCAATGAGTGGCCCCACGGCAAGCGCCAAGCCGGTCCTGTCTGGCACATGGACGAGCCGATGGGCCGCTTGCTGCGGCTGTGCGAGGCGGGATGGAACCGCGTTTGTATAGGCAGCACGGCGGAATACGCGCTGCCGCTCAGCCCTGCATGGGAGGCACGCATGGATGAGGTATGGAACGATCTTGCGCGGACGTTCGGCCGGCTGCCACCCATCCACATGCTGCGGGGGATGCAGTGCTCAGGGCTGCGCTGGCCGTTCGCTTCAGCGGACAGCACGGACATTGCACAAAACCACAATCGCGACCAGAACACACCGCGCAAAATGGCGGATCGCTGGGATGCGATGCAGTGCCCCGGTAAGTGGATCGTGCGAAATGTCCAACAGATGGAATTGGCGACATGACCGACGATGAAACCGACGACTGGCACGATTACGACCCCTACGAGCCCGCCGACGAGTGCGATCACGCCGAGGCGGATATTGACCTGGTTACCGGCTATCTATCGTGCCACTGCGGGCTGTGGCGCGCGGCAACAACGCGGGAAGTCGAGGCCCGCCCACGTGACCGCCCGGTCCTCACGCCGGAAAACGAGGCCGGGCTCAAACTGTGCATCGCCAGCGCGTGGCTCTACGGCTCAATATCGCGCGGCAGAGCAGCAGAATTGGCGCGCGCGATGGGCTGGCCATTCTCGGCGATTGAAAACCTGAAATTCGTGGAGGAACGCAACCGATTTACGGAGGCGGATTTTGACGCGCAACAAAAAACGCCCCAGCCCGAAGGCCAAGGCGTTGACTGAGCGGCCTAGTGTGTTGACTAGCCTACGACGCGGCAGGCGTCCCCGCAAGCGCCCCAGCGATCACCTGAGCCAGCGCCAGCGCCGCGGATAGCTCGGCCTGGTGCGCTGGGGATAGCACGCTCGCCGGCATGGCAGAGGCCACGGCGCGGATATCCGTCAGCACAGCCGCGGCGGACGTGGGTGCGGGCGAGGCTTGGAGCGCGGCCAGGGCGGCGTTGAGGTTGCCCTCGGCCTTGGCGACAGCGGGCGTCACCAGCCCCGGATAGGTGGCTAGCGCGGCCTCTAGCACGGGCACCCCGGCGGCGAGCGCGGTGAGTTGAGACTGGTAGCTGCCGGTCGAGGTCGAGGCGCATCCGGTGAGCGCGAGTGCGGCGGCGAGGGTGGGGATGAGGGTGCGCATGGACGGGCTCCTCAAACCGGCGTTGCGGGAACAGCCGGCGCCCCAGCCCACGCGCCAATAGCCGAGGTCGGATCGTCCGCAAACGTCTCCGGCGCCGGCGGCGGAACCGGGGCGCCGCTGATCACAAAATCAATGACCTCGGTCTCGCCGCCTGGCAGCGCGAGCGTCACGGTCACGGCGTCATTGGTCTCGGCTGCCGCATCAAGCGGATAGGCGCCCCAATTCAGCAACGACGTGCCGGTCGCGCTCGCGGCCGACAGGGTGCCCACGACGATGGCGAGCTTGGTCGGGTCGCTGGACGTGATCGTGGGCACCGTGGTGCCGCCGACAATATCCTCGACGCCCAGGAAGCGCGTGGCGGCGGCGGGATTGGCGGCATTGGTCAGCGTGTAGGTGGTCGAGGTTGTGCCAGACATGACGATTTCTCCTGATTCAATTTTGAAAACAACGCCTTCAATGAGGCGTATCGCGGGTTGGTGCGGTCGCAGCGCGCGAAGGATTGCCGCAATCTGCCCCTCAACGCAGTCCATTTTCTCATGCAGCGCGTTGAGATTGTCGGTCAGCGCGTCAAGGTGACGCCGGATATCGTCGCAGCAGTGCATCGGTCAGCCTCCGGGCGGCGCGCCGTACGGTATATGCTACCGGCGGCGGCATGGCGCAATGCACGGATGCGGCATCGGTTGGGGGCGGGTAAGTCGATCAACTCTGCCAGTGCCGGCAGGCGGTTACTGTGGTCGGTTGCGGGCATCGGCGAATCTCCGAAGCCGCGAAACGCAGGTTGCAAAGCCGCCTTAAACCGCTATCTAGAAGACGCCTTTGCCGGGCACGTCCTATAGTTTGCGATTCTCCAGCCGCCTCGGCGCCAGCGCGTCGGGGCGGTTTCGTTTAGGCGGCTTTGCTAACCATTTCTTCGGCCCGGCTGCCGAACGTGCGGGCCGCAGCCCAAGCCTCGCAATCGGAAAGCCTATAGCCCACACGGTTGCCGCCAAGGCGCACCCACTTGGGGCCGTGCTGCCCGGAGTAGCGCCAACTGCGTGCGGTATGCAGCGAAATCCTGTATCGCTCGGCAAACTCTTTTTCGGTCAAATAGGTGTCCGGCATGTTGCATCCCTCGATACAGACGCGGATTGCGTCGTAGCGGGATGCAGCTAAGCGTAGGCGGAGTTTCGACATAATGCCCAAGGTCGGGGGCGAGTTCGGACCAATATCAGGTTGCGCGTCTGCGCGACTTAGGGGATGCCTCGGCGGTTCCGGCAAAGACTTTTTTGAATTCGGCGAGGCGCTTGCGCATTGCGCGCTCGTCCTTTTATATGCGACGGGATGCGAGTTTATCCGATTAGCTCGCAGTGTCTAGCCTGTTTTTGCTAGGTTTCGCTCGGCTGCGGACTCGTGGATATGACGACTTTGCCGCGTCGCGGGAGACAAACAGCTCGCAGCCGGGGGGAAGCAAAACAGTGCTGCCGGCGCACGTCGGGCCGGCTTGATCCACCAAAAAGCGCAGGATCGGCAGCACCCGTTCGGCAATTTCAGGGTCGCTCAGCAGCACCCGCAGGGCCGCCACCTCAGCGGCAAGGATTTGGTCCATCTGTGTGCCAATCTTTTCAAGATCGGCGCAAACAGCCTTGAAATTCGGGACGGCGGCGGGTATCTGTCGGTTGTCGAAGCCGCATACCCAAACGACCGCCCCGGTGCTGCCCGCGCCGGGGTTTTCGTTTAGGCTCTCTTCAAAACCAGTTCGTGCGCCCGGCTCCGAAAAGTCCGGGAGGCCTGCCAGCGGTCCAGTTCGGCCAACGAGTAGCCGATCCGGCGCATGCCAATCCGGGTATAGGCGGGACCGCCGCCAGCAGCGCGCAACTTCTGGAGGCTCCGAACGCACATGCCCAAACGATGGGCGGCGCCGGCCTCATCGACATAAGTGTCCTGTTCCTGCATCTGTTTTCTCCGACGTTACCGCAGGATGCGGCGTGCGGATGACAACCTATGGAGGGCTCTTGTCCTTGGCTAAGTGCAAATAATTTCTATTTCTCAAGCCTATCAACAATAGAAGGTCTAACAGGTTGCATGGTCCTAACAGTGCGCTGCTTAGGAGGCAAAAACTGAGACGCGGACGGAACCGGCATTGAAGGTTGCTCTTGATCCAGTCGCGCTTCGATGCGAGCAAAAAGGTTCTGAAACCTCCTACTGGTATTTTGTCCCCGTAGATGATCCGCGCCGATGGCAATAAATTCCGCGACAAGTGCCGTATCGTCGGTCAGCACAGTGCCGGACACATAGCGTGTCATCACGCGCATAAATGGCGATTCGTCGGTCTGTAATGCAACGTTCACGCCGCAACGATCCAGCCACGTCCGTGGCAATGCTGGCACGGATTGGAGATGTCATCGGAGCGCCGGTTGTCGCGCTCGAATGCCGCGACACTTTCCGCATTGGCGCGGACATACATATCGTTGGGATGGTCGCTCACAACCGCCCCATCAACGCCAGCACGATCACCACCAGCAGAATCACCCCGACAATCCCTCCGCCAGCCATGCCGTAGGGCGAGCCGCCGTAGAATCCGTATCCGCCGCCGAACAGCAGGATCAGCAGCAGGATGATGACGATGGGGTTCATGGCTTCACCGGGCTCGGCGTCCCGACCAAGCCCTGCGCCCCGGGCTGCGTGCTAGGGCTCGGAACGTGGTAGAGACCGGCCGCCCCGGCGGCCGAGATGAGCACTTGCAGCCACCCGGCCCAGGTCGTGGGCAGGCTGTTGGTCTGGATTGCGTGCCCGATAATCGGCAGCGCCGCGCCCGCCAACGCAATTAGGCTGGTTTTGATCGGTGCCCAGTTGATGCTTGTGCTCATGTGCTCGCCCCTTGTTTCGCCGCCGCGGTCACCGCCAG